TTATTTCACTATCCGATAGCGAAGCTTTTCGATTACGATGTTGCTTTCCATCAGTGACCGGAAGAAGATTTTTCTTCAATTCAGACTCAAAATTCTTATCAAACTCATCAATAATACAGAAAATTTCCGTAACTTTATCCTTGGTAATCATTGTTGTTAATTTGTAATTAATTGTTTGTCAGACTTAAATATACAAAATAATTCGGTGATTACCAACTTTTAAAGATACTTTCTTATCCCGAACTCACGTAGTTATAATTCTTTCCATTCAGTCCATTGTCCATTACTTATTTTTGCCCTTTGATAAGGCGTTCCAGTAAATACCTCTACTAGTATCTGAAATGCACTTTGATCAGATTTCGCCGAAAGCAGGAAGCCAAAATACCCATTTGTGTTTGTTGAGCCATTCTCAGCATAATAATATCCATCTTCAATATTGTTCGCGTCAACCACTTTGCGTCCACGATAGGCGAAGGGGAATTGTATTAGTCCCGCCAGAACTGACGCGACCTGCTCTTTTGTCATTACCCCAACGGCATTTCCAGCGGCATTCACGGCCACAAAAGCGGAGATGTCTTCCAAAGCAGGGAGAGCCAGTGTAGACTTCTTCACTAGTTCCGTTTTCGAAATCTTGTGCGGCACGCCATCCGCGTCGTACACCTGAACGGTTTCACCATCTTCTGCTGTAGTCTGTTCCATTATAGCCTTTGCATTGTCAAGGATTTTATCTGTTGTTTCACCGTCATACTTCGACGTATAGCTTAATTCTTCCATATCATTTACATATTAAGATTAATAATATTATCAATACCGTGTAGATTATAATTGACTTGTCCATCAGCTTGTATAATTGATTAAAAAATATCCGAAATATGGAACCTTAGCCACCAGTAGTATTATTGAATCGCCGACAGCCAAAGTATAACTTTGCACACTTCCGTTCTGGTCGTATATTCCGGCCAACGTGACGTTTTCAGAGCCTGCAAGGCATCTGAAAACCAACATAAGTCCGAAATCAGACGGAAGGCTGCTCATACCAAACATACTTGCGACCTGCGACTCATCCGGAAGGGTCACATTATATGCGCTGCTGGCATATATAAAGAAGATATTATTCTGTGAGAAATCAACCTTGTAGGTGCTGCCTGTAATGTTAAGCCTTCCGATCTTGGTTCCAATAAACGCAGTTGCCATCAGTGGAGCATTGCTTTTCAGCCCATAGTTTTTCGTTCCACCAGATACTTCAATAAACAGCCCATAATTGGCCACGTCAAAACCATATCCGCCATACATATTCGTCTGATTGTTTATGATTCTTCCCGCAGCTGTAAAACCAGAAGCTGTCGCCGGAACAACATTCTTCCCTATTAATACATAAGAGCTTGTGCCGCCTACACGAATCATGTCACTATAAATTGACAAACTACCTCCACCTCCGGATGCCGTTGCTTCACTACCGATTCGGCCATTTGCCAGTTCAAATCCTCCGATAGATCCTCTTTCCAAAGAACCCTCCGCACCATCAAGATGCTTCACCTTCAGATTGTCCACGTCAATGTATTCGGCCTTGACAATCGGACGTCCGTTTTTATCAGTAGTGAAAACAGCAATCGGTTCACCGGATGTGTTGGTTACAAAGAAATTATCTGCATGTACCGTTACAGTCCTATCTTTGACGTTGATTCCTGTATCTTCCAGTTCAAGGCTTATTTCGTCCTTTGCTACCTCTACAACTGATTTACCAGACGATAGCATGAGTTCGCTAAATCTTCCGACTAACTTTCCATCAGACAGACTGAGGTAATTCGTTTGTTCCCTGTTACCGAGATAGGTACGTCCATACACATTGAAGTATCCCTCTTTTTTCACACGGTCGTATCCAATCGTGACTATATCTTTCCCGGAGAGGGAGTAACTGTTGATTCCCTGATAGAAGACAAGAGAAGGCGCACCGTCTCCGTATGCAGACAGCACGATTGCGGATTGAAAATCCGTATCCGATATGTCTCCAAGTTGTACCATTACATCTCCAACTGCCGGTATATCGCTGCCTTCGTCACAATGGTTTACAGAAACTTCTATCCAATTATCACCTACAGCAGTAACTAACCGCCACCAGTAATGATTACTAACATTCTCATACACCCCTTCCTTGATGTTAAATGACTGGCTACGTACCAGGTTACCTACACGGAAACGGTTCTCGATGGCTGTATCTCCATCATCTGCAAGGAAGTAACATCGGTACACTGCTCCATGTACGCTGGGCTGTACGTATGCTCTACTGCCATCTGAATAGTATTTCGCACTACCATCCGCATAATAGAACGGAACCGCATCAATACGTTCCACCTTGGTAATCTTTGCTCTGGCACCGCTGGCGTTGAACATGAAGGAAGCTCCGGCCAGCTCGGTCTCCATTATTGAAAGTAACTGGAAGATGGCTTTCTTGCGCACGTACAGTTTGTCAATCCAGCCTACAGAGTCACCACCTTCCTCTGATGAGAATGACATTCCGGCACCCATCATACCTGTCACGAAGTCAGGAGACTCAATTAATTTAGATACAATCTTGTAACGTGCATACAGATTGTCAATCCAGCCGACAGATTCGCCGTCCTTTTTTGATGAAAATGACATGCCAGCTCCCATCATCCCAGTCACGAAGTCTGGAGATGCCAGGAAAGGAGATATAATACCACCAAGAAGCCTTAATAGGAATTCTGTAGTATCTTCATCATCCTTTCTCAAGAAACTTAAAAGAGTTCTTCTTGCTGAAAAAACATTTGATTCAGCAGGTTTCGTATTATCACCGCTCTTTATTATATATATATCGCAACCACCTGAACCTGAACCTGCTCCAGGTTTAAGACTTATAACAAGCTTGTCACCATCATGTACCCCAAATACAAGCTCACTGTTTTCCTCATCAATGTGATACGGCATTGTTAATGTAGTTTATTGCTATCTTCTGCATTTCTTCTGCTGTAGCCTTGTTTTCAAAAATAGAATACACAAGTCCGGCCGTCATATAGCAAAGCGCATAAAATACAGCATCAGAAGATTCCATGTTTATGCCGGATGAAGGTTCGTATGAAGCTTCATATACAAAAACTGATACGGTATGGTTCGAACCAGTTACGCTGTAATATTCCAATACCTTCTTTCCTTCAGGTGAATATGACAAGACACATACAGGCTTGTTGTTACCACCTCTTGTGTATTCGTTTGATTGCTGTTTTGCTTTTTCGCTATCAAGTGGGAATGCTTCTGAAACAGTTCTTTTCCATCCTTCCATCTTGAATGCAATAAGCTTTAGAAAATCGTCAGGAAGAACTATGTATCCGGTACCATCATTGTTGTTAACCGGGTTTGAAGTTCCTTTCTTTGGATTTACGGGAATTGCGGATTTCAATACTATCATGGCAAGAGCATCACCGATACATGACTCTATGTACTGGTCTATTTTAATAGTGTCTTCATCAAGCAGAGAGGAGTTTGTTTCTTCTTCTCCTATCTCATTCATTATCGCCTTTACCTTTGATATTATTTCATCCTTCTTAACCATAGTTATTTCCAGTTGGGGAATTCAATTCCAAGTTCTTCTGATTTCATTTTGATTCTTTCCTTGTCCTGAAGTTCTGCAATAGGAACATTATATTCTCTTATGAGAATTTCCCTGGCAGATTGCACGTTCTTTACGTCAGGATATGATTTTACGGATGATTGTGATTCTGGTTCCTTTTCATTTTTTTCTTCATCAGAAGCTGGTTTCTCATCATCCACTTCAACCTCTCCAATCTTAAATGACTTTTCAAGCTTTATCATCCCTTTCAGATAGAGCCTGTTGTTTTCGATTGCAGTCTGTACTACCGGATCAGAAGTGCTGAACGTGGCAGGAGTAATTCCGGATGGAGTTATAACACCGTTTGCAAAGTTTACACGAAGCTTTGCGTTGTTTACCGGTATGAGAACGCTCATTTCTACTTTTCCGTAAATAGCATATTTTTTTTTATATAATGTTATCTTTCCCATAATACAATATCAGGGAGGCAATAAGCCCCCCTTTTTTAAACTGTTATGAATTAAAATTCGTCCTTGGTGTATATTTCACCTTCGTATTTTTCCCATGAAGAACCGTTCCACTTCCAGAACTCACCGGCTTTAGAACCTGATATTCCTGAACATGCCTGTTTCAGATAGTATATCTGGCCTTTACCCGGGCTTGACGGAGCATCAGAAGCATTGTCATGAGTAAGTACGACAGTGGCACCCGGCAAGCTGCCTTTGTCATCACCTTCCACCCAGATATGTGAGTAACCTTTCAGGGCAAGAGCGTTGATTGAAATAACGGCTTCTCTCTTTGCTTCTTCGCCTTCAATCTTTTCAGTTGATTTTTCCTCGTTCTTCATCCAGTAACGTACAAGGCCTTCCATGTCAAGGATTGCGCCAGAATTTGAATATCCGATAACTTCAAGAGTAGGTTCGTGCTTCAAGTAGAAGTCACCGAACACGGTATGAAGCTTTGTACATGAAAATCCCCATACGTTATCTGATGTCATTGTGATGTCCTTGTGCTTGGTGAAGTCAATGTTCTGGATGCTTTCAAGCATGTCACGGCCTAGGAGCCAGAATGCTTCCTTTGAACAGTCGTTACCGGTGAACTTCAATTTTGCAAGTGCGATGATTTCTTCAAATGTCCAGTTTCCATCATGCTGCCATTCCCTTTTGATCTGCCACCTGATTCCTTCTGTTGTGTATACATCCTGAACACCCATCTGTCCACGGTCAACCTTGAACTTTCCTTTGTGCCCAATCCATAGTGTACGGTTATTTTTTCTTCTGTACTGTTTTACTGCCGCTTCTGCGATAGTAGCTTTCTGGAATGGGATACGTTTTTTCTGACTGTCAAAGTAATCAGAGATAATCTGATTCATGATTGTCTTCTGAAGATACACTCTTGTAGGCTGTGGAACAACAAGGTCCGGTGCTACCTGCTTCTGAGTTTCTGCACATGCGTTGCTGAGCAAAACAAGTTTTGTGCCTGATTCAATTGTAGGAACGTTACAATACTCATCACTCGGTGAAGTTTTAGGACCGTTCACAGCCCTTACAATAGGACTTCCACTATTCGAAGCGTCTTTCCCTACAATGAACAGCATGAGGTCAACTCCTTCAAGTTCATTCTGCCCTGTAGGATCGTATCCGTTTACGCCTTTTGCGATGACTGTACCGTATTCCTGAAACAATCCTGCATCTTTTGAAGCAACTTTAATGACAGCAGTCTGGCTTTCTGCCGCGTTGTATTTTTCAGTTGTTTCTACCACGGCTTTCTGTTCGTCAATCAGATAGTGGTCAACTTCGAAACTATGAACCCGTACTTGCCTTTTTGCCTTACGCATAATTCCGTCAAGAATGGTTTCATCCGTACCAATAAGGAATATATCTTTATCAATGTCAGGCTGGATAAGTCCGTCATCTCCTACTCCACCTGTTGCGCTTGCTGCGCCTGAAACGGTAGTTGCCTGTCCTGGTACCTGGCTTTCAACTCCTGCCTGTCCAGGTGATGCCTGAGCACCTCCTTCTGTTACGGCCACTGTGGCTGTTGCGTCTGCGGCCAGCATAAACGGTGAACCTATAATCACTGACAGGATAGTCAGACAGATTGAAAACAGGCTCCATTTTTCTTCTTTCAAAAAACTGATAACTTTTTTCATGTCGTGTTTATTTTAATTTGTGTTATGGCTGTTATGCTTCACTTGCAAGCTGAAGGAATGATTTTGGCTTGCTTTTCTTTTTGGTTTCCTGGGTAACTGCTCCAAGTCCGGTTGGCATCCCGTCTCCTATCTGGTCTTTTCTCATTTTATTCACATTTTCGTTTCTTCCTTTGACCTCTCCGGCTTTAATTGCGTCACTAACGTCTGTGTCATAGTTGAAAGCCTTGTCAATCATAGCAAGAAGCTCTGTCGTGTATCTTCCTGAAAGAATAGGAGAAGCGATTTTATCCCATATATCATTAAGGAAATCATCAGGATTGTACCCTTTCTCCTTGCAGAATTGTTCAATAATTGGAGTAGACTCATCAATGTTCTTTTTGTACTCGTTCTCTCTTGCAGCCAATTCTTCTGCTTCCTTTTTCCTTTCTTCTTCGGCAGATGCAATATCTTCGTATTCTGGAGTGCCTTCTTCAGCTGAAAGAAAGTCTCTTCCGTAATACCTTACAAGTGCATTACCGCTTGAACGCTTACCGCTTACAATGTCGGAAAGGACAGAAGCAAGTCGAGGGTCCCTGTTGATTGCATCTGAAAGGATTTTTTTCTGCTCCTCGTTCTTGTTGTAACTCTCGATAAGCATTCCATAGGACGACTCTTCATCTTCAGGGTTGTATCCTTCCATTTTTGCCATCATCATGGAATTAAACCTTTCCTTGTTTGTAGGTTTTCTTTCCTTTTCTCCACCGGCATTTTCTTGCACTGCCGGTTTTTCATTTATTTCTTTTTCCATGCTGTAGTATGTTTGTCATGTTTTGCGTGTATTGCAAAGTAAAATGTATTTGGTATTCAAATGTTGCTGAATTGGGTATAATTATTGCAGACTTGGGTAATATGTTATGATGATTTTCTTTTATTTGTATCTTTGTAGAAAAGGCTGTGTTATGAGGGACAATGACATTTCAGAAATCCGCCGTCAGCACATAGCAAATGCGTTTTTTGAGGAGATGAAGTCACTTAGGAAATATTCTCTTACGCAAGATGATATAATCAGAAGCGTAATGACGAAGGGTGCTCCTAGATTTTATGTGAGTTATGAAAACGCAAGGCGTTATGTATCAAAGATTGACAGGGGCAAGCCGCTGGGGCTTAAAAACAAGAATACAATCCTCATGTATGAGGAGCTCTACAGAAGATACAAGGAGTATAAAGAAAAAACCGGATTTGTAGGTTATCAGATTCTGGCAAAGATACTGCAGGAAAAAGCACCTTCTTACTACATAGACCTGAAGACGTTCAGGGAAATAATATACGGTTATTACAGATTGAGGAAGAAATGCCGGTCATAATAGTTCTATTTGTTGTATGGCTGCTTTCATTCTTTCTTCCAGTTGAAAATCTTGCCGTTTCTTCTACCTCTCCATGGTGGACGTTATTCACATACAGCTTTGTACATTCCTACTTTCTTCACTTGCTCGTTAATTCATTCGTGTTCTGGACGTACTATCGCGTAATGCGAAAATCAGACGTTTATTATCTAATACCTTCCTGCATATTAATTCCGGCAATTTCAGGCTATCTATCAGCAAAAAGCGTTCCTACATGCGGATTTTCATCAGTAATATCTGTTATGATGGGATATTATCTTTCAGGATGCAGTAGAAAGATATTTGTTAAGGCATTGTTCCTTATATTGTTTTCGTATGTATTCACCGGCTTGTTCTCGAAAGGCGTGAACACACTCATTCATGTGTATAGCTTTTCATTCTCTTATATTACAAGCGTAATTTATAGAAAGTTATGCTGTCTCCTTCAAAGATAATAGAGATTAACAATGAGAGACTTAAAGTAATAAACTCTCCATATAACCCTATAACCGGGGAAGGATCGTTTTCTATTAAAAGAACACGTGTAACATGTGAAGATTTTCCTTTGAATGAAATGTGGCTTCCGGATGAATTCATAGAAACCGGATTCTGCCAGATTATACTTGCACTTGGTGTAAGAAGATACATAACACAAATTCTAAAACAGGAATACAGTGAATATACAGCAAACCTTCTGTATGTTGAATTCTGTGTGCAAAGGTTTACTTACGACTTTGAGTTCTGGGCATACAGTACCGCTCTTATTTCTCCGAAGGGAGGTGGAGAGGATATAAGGTTTTTCCTGAACAGGGCACAAAGGACATATCTTAAGACACTTGAAGAACTAAGAACATCAAACAATCCTATAAGCATAATTCTGTTGAAAGCCAGGCAGTGGGGCGGTTCCACTCTCACACAGATTTACATGCTATGGATTCAGATAATTCACAAGAAGAACTGGAACAGCGTTATATGTGGTGATGTGGAATCCCAGTCTAATATAGTGTCAGGTATGCTGTCCAAAGTTGTTGAACACTATCCTTCGTGGGCCGCAAACGGTGTAAAGCTTGATACAAAACCGTTTGAGGGTTCATCTAAGACAAGGCAGATCCAGTATTGTCAGTGCCTTTATTCTGTCGGTTCAGCACAGAAACCTGATAACCTTCGTTCGCAAAACATATCAATGGCCCATCTTACGGAGGTTGGTTTATGGAAGGAAACAAAGGGGAAAAAGCCTGAAGACCTTGTACAATCTATTTTTGGTTCAATCAATGACGGTCCGTATACGGTTAAGGTTCTTGAATCCACCGCCAAGGGTGTGGGTAACTACTTCCATCGTACATGGTTAAAGGCGGTAAAGGGGGAAAACGATTTCACCCCTGTATTTATACCATGGTTCCTGATAGATATGTACTCCACATATATAGGTCCAAGCAAGTACAGGCAGTTCATAGAAACAATGAACGAATACGAAATGTACTTGTTTGAACTTGGTGCCACACTTGAAGCAATCGCATGGTACCGAAAAAAGAAGATGTCAATGGAAGAGGAATGGCGTATGTGTTCTGAATATCCTTCTGATCCGAAAGAAGCGTTCCAGTCAACCGGTAGGCCTTACTTCCCAAGAAGGTATGTTGAACAATGTAGAAAAACCTGCATGGAACCTGTATTCTATGGTGAGTTTGTCGGAAACGCAATGAAGGGTGAAAAGGCATTTGATAACCTTCACTTTGTGGAAATGAAAAGAAAGAAGGATTCAAAGGACAACATACTTAACGTGTGGTTTCTCCCGGACAGGGATGCAAATCTGTATTACCAAAGATATGTAGTATCGGTAGATATTGGTGGTACCGGTGAAAAATCCGATTATTCTTCAATTAAGGTGTTCGACACGATAGCAATGATAGAAGGTGGAGTTCCTGAAGTTGTTGCTGAATGGCATGGACACATCGAACATGATATGCTTATATGGAAAGCGGCTCAGATAGCATACGCCTATGGTAATGCGCTTCTTGTAGTGGAAAGTAACACTCTTGAAACGGAAGGAACTGAAGGAGATAACTTCGAATACGTACTTGACGAAATAAAGGATTATTACACCGAGCTGTACAGCCGTACAAGTGCGGAACAGATTAAGGAGGGTGCACCGGTTAAATATGGTTTTCATACAAACCCTTCAACGAAGCCTATGGTTCTTAATTTCATGAAGTCTGCCATGAGGGATTTCCTCTATATAGAAAGAAGTCTGGAGACAACATTTGAATACGAACAGTTTGAAATTAAGGAAGACGGTAAAAAAACCGGTGCCGTAGAAGGCTGTCATGACGACCGTGTCATGTCTACTTCAATAGGGCTTTACGTATGTTACAAAAAGGGTAAGCCATACAGGCTTGCACAAAAAAATACGGGATTCCAGAAGAGGAAAACCCGTATCGTGTCAGAAGCGTCAGTTTAGGCAGCTTGTACAATTCCGTCCTGTGGAGAAGCATTTGCATCGTTCATCATCTTTCCTATAAGTCCAGGATTGTGGCTTGAAATCTGTTGCATCAGTGCAGGATCCATTTGTGTCATGCTTTGGTTTTCTGCCATTTCCTGCTCTGCACGTTTGATACTTTCCAGTATTTTTGATGCAAAAGGAAGGCTTGAGTTTTCAAGCAAAGTCTTAACATTGATAGCCTGCATTTCGAACAGTTTCATCAGGAACTCGTTTTCAAGCATCTGGAATGTCGGTGTATTGGTTCCTTCAGTAAGTTCGATGTCAAGCTGTGCTCCCTGTACCTTTTCAGGATTGTAATACTTAGATTCTTCCGAGTAATCTTTTCCGGCAAGTTCAATGTATCTCGGAGAGTTGTAATACTGCTGTATGGTCTGCATAAGCTTAATGTCACGCCTTTTTCTGAACGACTTGAACGAATCAAACAGTCCTTTCAGATTCATTGACGCGTTTTCCGTCTGCTGAGCGTACAGTGAAGCCGCTGTTCCGGAAGAAGGTTCCTTACCCTGCATTGCTGAATTTACTCCTGCAATATCATTGATAAGCTTTAGTTGCAAGCTAAGTAGTTCATAGTCTCCTTGTACGGCACCGGCTCCGTTTAGCTGTGTTATGACAGAACGTATGTCCTTCCCTGCTTTAAGCCTGCAGAACAGCACACCGTTGTACCTTACATATTCATCAATGATTTCTTCCCTGCTCATACTGTTGAATGCGTCCTCATCAATAACGACAAGTCCTTTTGCCGAAGATGAACGTATGAAGTCTATAAGAGTCATTGTACGGTTAATGCTTCTCTGCTGGTCTATGAAGTCTTCAATGAAGTTGAATACCTGACCGTGTATCAGAGGATAAGCGTGAAATACATAATTGTGCTGTCCATGCCAGTATGGACTTCTTCCTTCCTGAAGCACGTCTCCCCAAGGCGTAAGATACCTGTAATACCAGTATCTTTCTACCTTGAATTCGTATTCGATAAGAAGAATATCTTCTTCAGCTACTCCTGCCAAAGAAGCTTCCTGTATCCTTTGACGGTTTATCTGCTCTATCTTATCAACTTCATTCAATCCTACAAAACCCCAGCTTCCATCAAGCATGTCCTGATAGAAATAAGCATCACGGCTTTCAAGCTTCCATCCAAGAATAACACGGCAAAGGTCCGCATCTGAAGGAGTGTAGAAGTCTGCATATTTCTGGTTGTATCCCTGAACACCGTCTACAAATGACCTTCTCTTGAATCTGTTTTTACCGTAGATGCTTTCAAGCCATTCCCTATCACTTCTGCTTTTTGAAAAAGCAGCTACTACCGTTTCAAAGTCCATGTCAAAGATTTCACCGATACATGTTATATCCCAACCTCGGTTATCCTCTATATTCGTATTGAAGAACAGTCTTGAAGGATCCACGTTATAAACCCAGGCGTCATTCATGTGTTTGTATTCGTTGTATCCGAATTCTATTCTTTGTGCTATGAATCCACCGCACTCAAGCATAGTTAATATTGAAGCATCAAGTTCTGTTATTTCGTTGAGTGACTGAGAATATTCAAGTGCTATGCTCATCATTTCACCTATTTTTGCTTCATCACGGTCTCTTACAGAGCATATAGTTTTTGTTACATTTCTTCTGAACTGACCTTCTATATTTTTGGTTATAGGAGCAATCATGTTGTTCTTCAAAGGAACTTTTCCCTGTTTCTTGATAAGTTCTCCTTCCGTTATGCTTTCTCCCGAGTCCGGGTCTGTGATATAGTCTCCCCACTGGTCACCCTTAGCGTACATAAGAGAGCGTTCCATCTTGCTTCTTGCTGTATAAAGGCTACTCCAGTACGAAGAAAACTCTTCAAGCTCATCATAGGCTGTACCTCTTGTGCGTTTTACCGTATCTTTTGTCCGGTAATCACGCGAAGGCTTTACTTTTCTGTTCAAAAATTTATTCATGATACCGTATTTTTGCAAAACTACTCTATTACTGATAATAAATGTTGATATGTTGGGTAAAGCGGCAGGTTAATTTCCTGCCGCCATCGTTCTATTTCAGAGAATTAACAAGTTCTCTTCTTATCTCAACTATCATATCTTCTACCTGCTTTCTATCTTTTCCTTCAAGTTCCTTTGCCATCTTGTAAAGTCTGTCAAGTCTGTCCTGATATGGCTTGTATCTCATATACTTTCTGAACATTTCAGAATTTACAATCTGTCTGTACTCTCCCGGATTGTTCCTGTAATTTTTCTTTACACCGTTAAGTTCGTATTTAAACTGTTCCATTTCGTCACGGAGATTGAAATATTCAGTATTTATTCCAGAGAATGCGTTTCTATCATCAACCTTATTATAGAATCTGTTTACTATTGGAACATTTCTTGCAACAAGATTTTCGTCCATTTCTCCTTCTGCCATTGATTTGGCACCATAGTAAATCGTCTTTCCTGACTGGTTAAGGAACTTAGCCATTCCTCCGAAGTAGGATTCAAGAAGATTTTCAACCTTAGCCGGGTTGAAGTCGATAAATCCTTTTCTGAAATCGCTTCCTGGACCTCCACCGTTTGTAAGGTCATTGAAGAATTTTGAAGCATCAACAAGCCATCCGGAAGTTCCCTTATATACCCTCTTCCATTCAGGATCGCGTTCATTGAAAGGGGTTAGTTTTGCTATTGGCTTCCCTGTAAAATCCTCGTTCCATACGTATGTCTCAAATATAGGAGACAAAGCATCAGGCATAAATGTCTTGAATCCCTCGTTTCCAGTCGGGTTCAAAGGTAATAAATCTGCAAGCTGGCTAACGGTTCCTTTTGCAATCCCTGTCGGTGTTGGCTTTTCTCTTCCAGTTGAAAGCTGGTAGGCATAATCTCCAAGTCCGTAGAATGCACGTAATTCAATAGGCAAAGGAATAGTAACAAACTGTCCGTTTCCTGCATAAATGCAAAGGTTGTTCCTTCTTACCCATTCTGGAAGGTCATTGTAAGGATTGTCGTCACCACCTCCAAGAACATTGTAAAGGAAATCGTTTATAACCGGCATTATAACACCCGCAGCAATAAAACCTCCAAGAGTTGAATAGAACCTTACTGGATTTTTCACTCTCAGCCTGTTGAAGTTGCTTAATGACTGTGCAGAAGCATTGAAGAACAGGTAAAGATTTCTCATTATACCTGCAGTGATTCCAAAAAATCCTCCGGTCTTGTATCCGGCTCCTTTTTTATTGAAGTTTACGGTAACCTCTTTTGCGTCATTTACAGAATCAACTATACTTCTTCCCATCTGTCTTGATGTCATATATACTGCAAACCTTGATACATCTTCAGCCCATCTGTTAAAATCTTCAAGTCTTTCAAGTGTATAGTCTAAAGCTGCTTTTGCAGAACCTCTTTCTCCGGTTATCTTTGAAAGTTCTTTCTTGACTTTCTTCTTATATTTATCAACATCGTTAAGATGCATGTATCCAGTCTCTCCACCGTTCTTTACGAACTCCTTGAAATACATATCAGACTGTGAATTTTTACACTTACCTCTAATGCAGTCAAAAACAGTTGGAATAGCTACAAACAAGTTTTTACGGAACTTTGCAGAGTATTTTGCATCTTCCTTTATTCCTATTGCCGACATTGAAAAAATCATATCTCGAGCAAGGTTGCTCATAACAAATGCAGGGTTTCTTGTTGTGAAGTTTGCTGCAAGCCATCTGTTTGCCCTGCTGAATATAGGATTCTTTTCAGCATCAGGGTTTGTAAGTCCGTTTACAGCCTGTGCCGCTCTCGGATTTCCATTTACATAAATTATATAGTCCTTACCTCCGTTCTTTACAACTACAGCATGCTGGGATATGTCATTTTTCAATATTCTGTAATCAATGTTCAGTCCTGATGATTTCTGGGTGGCAAGTCCCTTCTCTTTAAGATTCTTCATCTTTTCTTCATGGTCACTTATCTTTTGTGAGATAATTTCCGGTGTATCATTATCCTGTATTTCCGGCATTGATATGGTCCATTCATCTTTAGCCTGATCATAAACATACCATGCTTTACGCATAGTTGCTACATCTGTAGGATGATTCATTACCATATTCATGAAAGACTGCTTCATTAGATTTTTGTTACCTTGCAATATTGCGCTTTCAGCCATGTTACCTATTGTTGCCATAACTTCGTCAGGTACCGATTTTCTACCCTTCATTGATTTAAGTACAGAATTAAGAGGGCTTCTTTCTGAGTTTATGTACTCATACACATCTTCTGCTGTCTTTTCATTCCATCCTCTTAAAGGTACGTAATACATGAACATTTTGCTGACGTTAGCAAAATGGTCTTTATCCATCATTCCGCTCTCGTATGTCTTTTTAAGAGTCTCCTTTGTAGCCCTGTTTGTTTTATCCCAAAGTACGGAAGTGTCATACTTTGATTCAAAGTCTTTCACATATTCAAGTGCGTCATTCTGGAAGTCTGTATGTTCCTCGTTATCAATGCTTGTAAGGATTGCTTCTGTAGCTGAGAAATCACCGACTTCTCCTATATAGTCAGATAAAGCTTTAAGGTATTCATATCCTGAATACATATTCCTGAGCCTGTCTCTTTCCATTATAAAATCATCTGCAAACTGCTGGGCATCGTTAGGGTTTGTATTTATAATCTCATTAAGCCTTTCTCGGAATGTCATTTCCACATTACGCTCTATTCCATGTGCAAGCATCATGTATCTCTCAATTTCCTTATGGCTTAAACCGTAATTTTTCATCATCTTTCCCTCAGCTTCCAGCATCGGCTTGAAGAATTTTTCGTAATACTCTTCAGCTTCGGCAGTGTTTTTTGAACTCAACTGATTCTCTGCTTTGTATGCGTCCTCGAATGACTTAATGGGTTTACCTGAAACATTTGCTATAACTTCCTGAAGGTTTTTCAATGCGAGCATACTGTCCTGATATGCTTCACGTGCTTTATACTTCCATCCTTTAAGTGAGTTTTCGTACTCTTCCCGGCTACCGTCTGATTCTCCTTCACGGAAATAATTTCCTACACCCATGTTGTATTGCATTGCCACATCAATTGCCAAATCTATCGGTCTGTTTTTGTCAAGATTCTGTGCGCTTCTCCAGAGAATATATTTCAATTCGTTGTCATTGATTTGGATATTAATACCAATTCTTCTAAGAAGATTCTTGAAAGCCTGCTTTATACGCTCCCATGTAGATACGTCAACCCCACTCTCGGCAATTCTTGCAAGATATTCTTCAGTGGCTACGCGTGAATCATAACCATATTTTGGAAGAGTTCCGACAATCTTATTTCTTATCTCTTTGGATACGTTTCTAAATACTTCATCCAGGAAATCGTCCATTCTTTCATCACCAACAAGTTTTCTAAGTCCGTAATGGGCAACTCCTTCATGAAGAATTGTCTGCTTTACGTCCTCAATACCTGATGCGTTTGGAAGATATACGTAAACCTTACCTTCCGAAACAGAGAACCATCCTTTTATTTTTCTTCCGCTTTCTATAGCTGATTTTACTGACGGATCTGAAATCTGTTCAGTAGATGTTACTACTTGAAGTGGAACATTAAGTTTTTCTGCAAAACTGTAGGCTTCATTCTCATTGTAATCAATGCCAGATTTTACAGAACTTATTTCTCGATAAAGATTATCAGGCAATTCACCTCTTTCTGTTATTACGTTTACCTTGTCACTCATTTTGAAGTCGTTCATGTTCTCCTTGAACCAATCAAGAACTTTATTTCCTTCTTCAGCTTCTTCAAAACCTTCGTTGAACTCAATGTATGAATTAAGATTGTCTATAATATCACGCTTGTCTATTTCACTGTCATTGTCTCTAATAATATCTTTTATAAGTTCTGGTACTTCTTCGCTGTTTTCTACATTTTTACCTTTATAAAGAGGTTCGCTGTACCCCCAATACACTTCATAATCTGCATTTGGATCTTTTCTCACATCAACATAAGGATAGCGGCTTATATCCTCTCCCTGGAACCGCATCATAAGTTCCTGAATAAAAGGGTCTACTATAGAACGAGGAGCGTCTTCTTCTCTAAACCTAACATCGGATGCGTTTTCAAGCTTTGCTTTCTTTGATACGGTAACACCCATCTTGCTTAGCCTGTCAAGTGCTTCAGGAAGATTATCAGAAGATATGTCTGCAACCATATAATTCCCTCTTGTCGCAAACTCCTTGTTGTCTGCAAGAGAACGCAGCTTGTTATCCTCAAAGAATTCACCTCCCTGTTTTTTTGACTTAGGTACTTTTAAAGCGTAACCTGTTCTCCATCCCGTATTTCTTTCTACAACTACTCTCTTATCCTCGCTAACTACCGTTTCTCCCTGCTGTATCTGAATCAGACGGCTACTAATAGGAGCACTTGTAGTAAGATTTTCAGGTTTAAAGCTGTCTGAAAGAAGTATTCCCTGCTTTGTATCACCTTCAATGGTCGAGTACGAAACAAGATAACCTTTTACGTTTACAGACTTCTTCGTATCAACGAGTGCCTGAAGAAGGTTTCCGGTAACAACATAAGATTTCTTCCTCGTCTGCGTAGGTACATGGGAATCCCATGAATCAACATTAAGGTCTTTAAGGAAGGTAGGCTGCATCATAGTGTTCATTCTTATTGAATCAAACGCCTTTTCCTGATTAAGAGGTATTTCTACCTTTCTCCTTCCGTCAAGCGTGGCAAACACGGCAGTAGAAGAACTTGGAGAGTAGTCTTTGCTGAACTTGAATCCCAAGAACATTCCTCTGCTTGGAGTAATTGTAGCCATAGCTTCGTCAAGATTGAAAGGAATTACAAGAGGTTTCATTGGCGTAAATGAGTTTACTTGTTTTAAAATGTTATCCCTTCTTTCCTGAATAACATTTCTCTGTTTGATAAAGCTTTCATTTGCCTTTTTCATTATATCCTCTACAACCACATCTGACATCTTTTCTATTTCCTCATCGGTAAATTCATTTTTGCCGTTCTCTCGTGCTTCCTTTGACTTGGCTATATAGTTCTTTTTTGCTTTTTCAGCACGTTCTTCTGCGCTTTGTGAAAGCCTTTTCTTCAATGACTCAATCTTTTCATCATACAATGAGTTCATTTCCTTAATCTTCTTCTCCTTCCAATCGTCAAAGTTTTCTCCTGAATTCATTCTTTTTACAGTTGATCTGATTTCTTCTGCCTTCATAGGCTTTTTAAGAACATCAACTTCAACTTCTTCAAGATACGTGTTGTCTGCAAATGCGTTTCCGCTGTTTGGTTCTGTACCCGGCTTCCATATCTTTTTGCTGATAGTCTTTGCCTTTAACGGCATAGTGGTAATTTCAAGGTCATTCTCTCCTGCATCGTTAAGAAGCTGTATCTTCACGCTATACGCATCAGTGATTTCCTTGAATACTTCCTCCTGCTCTTTTACCGGAAGGAATGGAAGGTATCTGGCTATCTTTGCTGCGCATCCTTCTTTTTTAGCTCCGCTTGCATCGTCAGTATTTGATTCTTCTCCGCTTTCAGAAAGCATGTTAAGAGGGTCTCCAAGCTTTTCAGACAGTTCAGGATGCTCAATCATATACTGCCATGTTACTTCATCACCGTATTTGTTAAGATAATCAACAACTTCCATTTCATTGAACTTAGATTTTTGTGACGATGTGGTGTTTGCATCGAGCGATTTAAGTTTTGCCTTGAACATCATCTGCAATCTCTGTTCTGCAGGAATTGAAGACATGATATATTCGTATTTTCCCCTGAACTTCTGTCCGGTTCTGTCTATACGACCTCTCATTTGAACTTCATCGTTAATATCACTCTGGAACTGAGCAAATACCATTACACGCTGACGCTGGTCCTCAAATTTTGGAGAAGCATGTAGAGATATTCCGGTACTTCCAGACTTGTTTACCATCAGTACATCAAGTTGGCCGTTGTTGAAATCACGAGCGGCAGACTTCTTGTCACGGTCCTTACGGTTCTGTATGATATACTTACCGTTTTCGTTCTGAACCATTTCAAGTGTTCTTCCGGTTATCTCACCAACCTTATATCCTGCATTCTGAATCTTAATCTTTATAGCATCCATAGGACTTATAGGAAGGTCTGCTGAGAGGTGTTCAATCTTACTCTTGATTTCGTAATACCTGTTTTGACCTGCTTCTGAAAGGTCATTAACCGTGAAGGACTTGTTTACCTTTTCTCCTTTCAGGTTGGTTTCAGTGTATCTCATAACACCGTCAAGCGCACGCATGAGTGTAGCTGAGAAGTTTGGCACCTTATCCATAGGTGTGTCTTTAGGTGCTTCATCAAGAAAACCTTCCATTGTATTGGTAAATGATATTACAGGCTTAAATCCATTTTTAAGGTTTTCTATAACTCTGTTGGCTACTGCATCTGCTTTAAGAGAAAATAAAAGCTGATTGACAAGATTGTGCATCTTGCTGGCAAACGGAGTGTTTGTAACACCCAACTCTGACGTTCCCTGCTGAAGATCTGAATATCCTCCCTCTTCAGACAATTCTTCTGAGATTCCCTGTACAATAGGTGTAATATAGTCCTTCTGGAATGCGCGAATATCACTGAATATAGAAGATACTTCGTCAAACTGTTTTCTCTGAACGGCATCTTCCTCTTCGCTTACCTGCATCCAGTCAATTGTTACACCTTGGAAACTTCTTTCCCTTCGAATCATCTGCCCTGACTGAACAAGCTGCTTTGACATGATTTCCTGCAATGTTACACCTCCCTGAGAGATTGCTTCAATCATATCCTGCGGAGATATTCCCGACTTTGACAGGTCTGTCTTCATTGCATATATAGGCATGTTGTCAGCACGTTTGGCGAATGTAGCTGAAAGGAATGTTACACCCTTCACTTCTGGCATTATGTACTGCATGTACATGGAACCTCCACCGCTTCCACCGGCTGTGTGGCTTTCGTCAAGAATAATTATATTCCCTTTTGAAAGAGCCTGAATCACATCACGCCTTTCCTGACCGCTCTTGTCAGCTGCAGAAGGTGACTTCTTTTTGTAACTTTTATCCTTCTGCTGAATTCCGTCTTCTTTGGCTTCATACTCTTTCGTTCCATTGTTTATCTGAGAATAGGTGGTTATTACATAATCATATTCTTCAGGAAGTTTTCCGTTTTTGAGAATGTAGTCGAACACCCTTCTCCTTTCCTTTTCGGACGGTAGTTTGTGTACTACATTTCCTGCTGCATCCGTTATGGCTGCATTTTTCGGGTCTGATGCTATGATAAAAGGACGAAGTTCACCGCTTCCTATATCTGCAAGGTCTCTATAGTTATCTGAGAAAAGTGCAGGTTTCTGGGTAAAATAAATTGGATTGTATCCTTTTCTAACCGCGTACCTGATAAGTGCAGCACCTTGCCGACCTTTTCCTACACCGGTCATATCACCGATAATAAATCCATTTCCCTTGTTCATCTGATTTATTGCAAGGGAAACAGAATCAATCTGTTCTGCGGCCAGATAACTGAACAATTCATCCTTGCTTGAATATCCAAGCTGGTCAACCAAGAACTGGTCTACATCACCAATGTTAGCCAATGAATCAGCAAGTACCTGTGCCTGGTTTGCAGGTACCACTGACATAAGTGTACCGGACTGGCTTCTGTTTGGATATGGTACTTTTTCATCAGTAAGGTTTACTGATAGTCTGGTTCTACCGGTATTATCTCCTGAATCAGTTCTGACAGATTCATTTGTACTGATTCTTCCGGAATCTGTTCCGTTATCAGTTCTTCCTTGCTCTTGAACAGTGTTAATGCTTCCTGCATCTGATCTGTTTCCATTATCCAAGATGCCAGAAGTATTTTCTGCTTTTCGTCCTTCAGGTTTTCGCTGTTTGGATACGGAAGCATTTTCGGTGCTTCCCATGTCATTGTCAGCCCTGACTCCCTTGTCTGCTTGTACGGATTCTCTCCTTCCTCCAGACTTTGTTCTATCGCTGACATTATTGTCTGTTCCACTTCCTTTTTTGTCAGTGGTCCGGGTTTCTCCTTCTGTACCGTCAAAGAGATTCCCCATTTGCTGTAACGAACGTATATCATTTTGTATTCTGTTATATAATTCTTCAAAGCTATTTACCTGCTCTGCTCTTGCCTTACTCTTTACGGGTGGCGCAATCAGCTTGAACGGACCTTTCTTTCTTCCGTTTATAAGGATAATACGTACATCGTACTTCGTTCCGTTTCTCTTGTACATATCACCGTTAAGGTTGATTACATCTACAACATTATAGTGTGAGTAAAGATAAGCAAAAAGTCTCATATCTTTGCTCTGCATTGCGCCATTATCACGGTAAGACGTGTTTCCACCAATGACTATTGCAGCCCTTCCATTATCTTTCATTGATTCGAGTGCGTTTATAGCCATCAGTCCTTCGAGTGAGCTTATCTTAATCTGTCCTTCGTCAAATTCTCTTGCGGTTGTTGAACCGAACGGAGGATTTGTAAGCACGGCATCAACTTCACCCGAAAAAGGAACAAGTGCATCCTGATTTGTTACTTTCCCATATCCGAGGGTGCGAAGATTTTCAAGCCTTCTTTCGTCTATATCGTTTACATGTACGATAGCGGAAGGGAATGTGATTGTGAGCGCACCATTCCCTGCTGACGGCTCCAATACGCTTTCAATCGTCTTGCCAGACTGAACGAACTGCCCCATAACATAACCGAAAGGAGTAGGTGTACTGTACTGCTGACGTTCAAATCTTGTGCTGTCTCTTGCGTTTAGTAGCGGCTGTACGTTGTACATTGAAAGAATCAGGTCGTATCCGAACTTCTGCTTTCCGCTGTTTATATACTTTAATGCTACATTTCTTGTCTCATTTGTCATTGCAAGTTCTACAAGTTCCTGCATATCGGTAGAAGACATATCAGAAAGTGTGCTGTATCCTTCAAGAATCTTCTTAACATCTTTCATGCTAAGCGGTGTAACTTCGTTACCTTCAACGGATGATAACGCCCTTTCGCGGATGATTGTTCCAATCTGTTTAACAGCTTCTATTTCCTGAGATGATCTGTCCTGATATTCTGAAGAATCACCGGCAAGTTCTTCTGACGATTTTGGTGTGTTGTATCTGATTGTTGCATCCAAATCAACATCTTCCGGCATAATGTTTATGAGTTCTCCTTTATAAGAAGCATACATGCTGCTTACATGAGGTTTTGAGAACTGAGTTGCGCTTACCTGCTCCCCAGAGTGCATAACAACTGAAAGCAATACATTTCTTCCATCTTTCAACACTACACGCATGCCTGAATTGAGCGAATCCAGATAATCAAGTTCAGAAAGCTGATTGTTTACTTCATCTATCTTATCTTCTATCTGTTCTACCACTTCGTCTACTTCTTCCTCAGTTCCTGCTTCTTCAATTCTGCTTTCTGCCTGGCTTGCAAAAGTTTCAGCTTCTCCTGTAACAGTTTCTTTGTATGTTTCTGTCTGTTCATCTTCTTCAAGTTTTATATTGTTAATATCTGTCGACCTTACTTCTTCGTATGGAGTCATTTCACTTTCGTATGATTCCATTCCAGGGAAGTCACGTACTGCATTATAGAAAAGTTTAAGATAAGGCCTTACGTTGTCTCCCATATCAGAAATCATCCGTTTTGCAAAATCAACGAATTTGCGGGCTCCGGCTTCTACATGGTATGCTGCCATTTCTGCACCTATCTGCAAGAGTTCCGGATCGTAGCCGGCATTCAGGTTGTTAAGTTTGCTTCTAAGCCTTTTTCTTAACTCCTCGTATCTTTCTGTTGATACAACTTTGTTCTGTGAGCCGTATTCCTTCTTCTGCTCTCTTTCAGCTACCCTTTTTGCATAATCAAGTACACCTTCATCCGGACGGATTCCATCTTCCTCTTTCTGTGTCTCTCCTTTCACGTCCTTATACTCCGCAAAAGGTTTTGTTTTTCTGCGGGAAGAATTAACCCACTTCTTAAACTCTTCTTTGGACACACGTGTTATGTTTCCTAACCCGGTCCAGTCTTTTGAATAGTTAGCCATGTATGCACGTTTTGCTGCAAGTGCTGATTTAAACCCATACATAACCTTGTGTTCGTCAAATGTACCATCAGGATTTACCTGATCAATAACAAACACATCACCGCTTTCAGGGTTATCTGAAAGGAATACATCAATGTGGTCACCATCTACACCTTCTGTACCACGGATATAGCCGTAATCATTGTTCATGGTTACGCTCCACTTGTTTCCGTCCTTGTCGGTACCGCTTCTTTCGCTTCCTTTAGGGTTTTCGATGGTAATATTGTAACCGTCTATTGTGATGTGTCCTTTACGGTAATTACCGGCTTCTTTTTGTGCTTCGGTAGGATTCTGTTCTACTTCCTGGCGTGCGGTTTCGATGGAAGATTGGAAGTCTGTCTTGTTTTCAGAAACTATGCTATTGGCGAAGTTTACAGCTTCATCTTCCGTATTAAATATAAATCCACCCTTACCGAAAGAAGAATAATATCCTCCGGCTTCCTTTGCTTTCTTCTTAGCAGAAAGGAAATCTTCTCGCTCCATGCGTTTTGTGAAGTTTACCGCATAGATTTCTTTCCCTTCTTTCTTATGGTATCGCTTCTCGACATTGTATCCTTCTTGCTTCTGTTCTGTTTCCTTACGCTCTACATCTGAGGTTGAGCCATTTCCTACTTCTGATTCAGGTACCACGCCACTGCTTTCGCCATCAGTTTGATTTGCTTGCTCCTGTTGTTCATTGACTGTTGTATCTGCTCCTTCGTTATTACCCCGGCCTTCTGGCAGAAGTTCATCGCCTTGTTCACCGTCTGTTTGTCCTTCAGTGCTTCCTGCACCTTCTGTTTCATTTCCTCTTGATTCATTTTCTGATATGATTTGTTCGTTAAACTTTTCAAATATAGCATTTAAATCTTCATCCGAAACGGAAGAATACATGTTGTCAAGTTCTTCTTCTACGTAATCAACGTATGAAATCCACTCTTCAACTGTCATATTGTTCTGAGAAGCTTCCCATTCAAGAGCCTGCTGTTCCATGTAGTCCTCATAACCAGGTGCGCTTTCTTCAATGTCTGTTCCGTGCATTGATTTTGCAGCTTCCCACATCTTGGAAGGCGTGCCATACCGCTGGAATGATTCGAGTATCATGTTGAACACATCCTGATCCGTTACCATTCCCTGCAATGTCTCCGGCATATCAGCGTGAATCTGCTCTGCTGCCGCTTCCGGTGTCATGCCGTCAGAAGACAACGCCCAAATCATCCTGCGTCTTTCTTCCGGAGATGATGCAAGACCTAGGTGTGAACCCAACCCCTGCGTTTCTCCTGAATCATTCCATTTGAATGTTACGCGTCCGGTTGCAATTTCACGCAAAACATGTTCCATAGGAGTATTGGCGGTTCCCATTTCATTATCTTCGTTCACGTATCTTGCTCTCTTACGAGGTTCTTTACGTTCGTATGCTCCTGAATCTATCTTCTTCTGGACTTCCTGCTGTGCAGCCTTCTGCTGTTCAGCCGTCATTTCTGAAAGTCTCTGCTGATTTGCATCTGATTCTTCTTTTGCCTGCTCAATGATTCCACCTGGGCGTTTTGATTCAATATCATTTGCTACGCTGTTCCAGTATGCTATCTTATCGTTGATAGACTGAATGTTTGCCTTCTTCTGCTGCTTAAGACGTACAATCTCCTGAATTGTATTACCTGTCGTCTTTGCCTTATCAGCTTTTTTAAGTTCTTCCTGATAATGGTTAATCATCTGCGCGGCTGTATCCTTAGCATCGTCCACGTTTTCGCTTATCTCAATGAGTGCGGATGATGTATCCTGATATGGTGCTGATTCGAAGTCATGTTCACCGTTTTCATTAACAGGTATCCTTGATATTGCAGTCTGAGGTTCAGTTTGTGCCTGCTGCTGTTCAGGCTGTGTTACATCTTCATTCTGAACAACTTGTTCTTGTGAAGTTTGTTCTCCCTGAATTTCAGGTGTCATTGCGGTTCTTATCTGTTCTTCGGTTAAAAGATTAGACTGAACCGGATTTCCTTCTTCATCCAACGCACTGACTACATATCCGTCCGGCGATTTTTGTGTTACGGAATAAGTTACGCCATCACTCTGGAATGTGGTTCCCAATTCGATTGGTTGAACGCTCTGTTCAGGCTGCATAAGTTGAGCTTCTTCAGCCTGGATGAATTCTTGTTCCGCATCTTCTCCTGCCTGATATGCAAGTTCTTCAGCCGGTGTATCGTCAACAAGGCTTTCAAACATGGATATTGGAGCCATCTTTACCTTTCCATCCTCGCTAAGATAATAGATTGTATTGTCTGAACTATCCTTATCTACATTTCCTTCTGCATCAAAAACAATATTACCTCGCAATATATTGACTGGATTCTGGCTTAAACCTGACTTCACCCTCATTACGGTGCCGGTTGTTGCGTTCGTCATTCTTTCAACTTGCGACTCAGCTTCCTTTCTTGCATCATACGCCTGATTCTGCACCCAGTAAGTATAATTAAGATAATCATCATAGGCATTCTTGTATTCAACAATATTTTGAACTGTTTCCGCATCATACAATTCCGACAAGGCACTCTCACCTTCCTGATTCAATATGGACACAGCAGAGTTAAGTTCCTCTTCTCCTATTCCAATATTGTTTCTTGCTTCATTAAGATTAGATATAATGAAGCGTTTGTTCTGAATCATTTCTTCAGGTGCAATCTGCTTGTCTGCTTCCTGCAATGTCTGTTCCTGAAGGACAGAAGAAATGTAGTTTATGGTCTTTTTCTTTATGTCAGGCTTCATATTGCTTGACAGAACTTCCTTCACCATTCCGCGTGCTGTCTCTATATCGGCATCCTGCAATGCTTCCCTTACTCCGGACCAGTCCTCTCCCATCGTGTCGCGCATCTGATTCTCAAACTCACGCATGTTTCGGTAGTTCCTGTATTTCTCACGAAGGTATCCACCGGTTCCGGCCGCGCCAAAAAATGCTGACATTGGAGCAACACCAAGGAATGTGTCTATATTATTGTCAAGGTCAACAAGCTGCTCAGGTGTCATATCTCCTATTGCGGTAGATACAAGGTTGTTCACTACCTCTTCTCCGTATTCACCTATAGGATCCGCAATCTTAGCACGTCTGGCAATTTCCTGAACCTGCTTGAATCCGTTGCTGTTAATGATGGATGAATAAGCCTTTCCAACAGAAGCAGGAATTATCTTCCCAAGGCGGTTTGCACCGGTCACATTACCAACCCAACCAAGCATAGGAGCAAAGTATTCTCCAAGAAGCTCGCTTCCGGTCTCTGCTGCTGTTGATACGACAGACTTTCCTATTGCTTCTGCACCAGTCTGCACATTCTCCCTCCCTGCGTATGATACAGTACCATCCTGTTCCGGAGAAACTTGAACATCACCAAGCCCTCTTTTCTGATAGTCGGCCGCTACACGCGCACCGCCAAATGTAGCTGTATGAGCTGCCACGTCACCAAGGCCGGCTGCTGTCCTTGCGGCTCCTTTTGCCAGTCCGGTTGTCGCACGTCCAAGTCCCATCTTTGCAGCTTTTTCGGTTGCATACTTGACAAGTGCCTTTGATGCAGGTTTTGTAACGGCCTGAATTGTTCCCATTCCGGCAATCATGTCAAGCATGAATGGGAGTGATTCTGCTATCGCTCCTCCGGCCTTGTATCCTCTTCCAAGGTCTCCTGAATAATACATCTGTGTAGCCGCATTGGTAACAAGAGCCTGCATAAGAGCATCTTCAGACGGTGAGAGTTCTTCTCCACGGTCTACTTTGTCCATAACCTTCTTAGCGGCAGAGTAGTTCTTAAGGTCCTGCAATCCCATTGCCCATCCGTCCAGCGGTGCATCCTTAAATCCGCGTGCGAATCCGGAAAAGAAATTTGTATTGCCTTTCTTTTTCGCTTCGTTGGTTATATTCTGAGCCTGTTCTATAAGAGTTGATGCGTATTCAAGTTGCTTGTCAGCATCGTTCTGCTCACCGGCAAGGTAAGCCTGTGACATGGTTGAGAATATTCCACCTCCACCGGCAGACTTAACCCTCTGTTGTCTTTCCTCAACTCTCTGCTGGCGTGCGCTGTTGATAAGCTGCCTTACGCTGTCAATCTGTTCCTGATTCTTTGGCTTGAATACGTGTTCAAGTTCCTGCTGTTTCATGTACGGATCATTGGCCGCACGTTCAGCGAGCTGTATTCTCTGCTGTTCGTCCTGAACAATCCTTCCAGGAATATCGGCAGGCTTCTCTTCTGACATCGTATTTTGCGGAAGAGGAAGAGTAGAAAGGTCATTTCCACGGCTTCTGAAATAATCAGGTATGTTATTCAGTATTCTTTCTTTTGTTTCAGCCCTCTGAGGATAAGAAGGTGACTGAACAGTAGTTACAACATTACCAGATTCTTCTTTTGCAGGAGGAATAGCGGATTCTCTTTGAACTTCGCCAGATATTCCGCTAACGAAGTTTTCATACGTGTCATTGAATCCGGTTTTGTCTCTCAGAACTTCATACACTTTCTTTCTCGCATCTTCACTCGTAGTAATGTCGTTGTCAAAATCCTCATAACTATCCATGAATCCTGTCTTGTTCTTAAGAATGTCGTATATCTTCTTTCTTGTGTCTGCGCTCATTATTCAATATCTTTTAGTGACCAACCGTTGTTATTGTTATCTTTAAGTGACCATCCTTGTTGTCTGTCGTGAACAGGCCTTTTATCGTCTGTTGCGGTAAGAATAGCTTCTCTCATATCATCAATTGTCATTCCTTTCTTTGTCGGATCATTGAATTGCTGGGGGAAATATCCTATTCTTACACCTTCATTGTACATTCTTGCCACGTCTGTATCTTTGTTTAGGTCGTAAGTGACTGCACCGTCATGGCCAAACTTCATCTTAGGATACTTATTTTTCTTTCCTGAACCTGCATTACCGTTTCTCTTTGCTATCTCTTGCTGACGGTATTTCTCTCTTTCCATTGCAGCTTCATTGTTCATCTTGGTACGACCTGTAGCTGCACCCTGATTGTATCTAGCAAGTTTCATCCTGAAATCATTCTTAACTCCTTCAAGTTCTTTAGCATCCTTAGCCTTACGCGCCTGCTTTTCAAGGTCAGCGGCTTTCTTCTTGTCTATAAGACCAGCCTTAAGATTAGCCTGAATCTCTGCAATTGCTTTGTCTCGCTCAAACTTAAGATTTATCTTATCCTGTTCTGCTTTTGCGGCTCTTTCAGCACGAGCTGTAGAAAGATTGTAGTTAAGCAATGTGTCGTTGTAAGAATCCCTCAACCTGTCAATAGCCTGATTGTATTGCTGGGTATTGCTCTTAATCGGGCTGAACATTCTGGCACCGGCAGCCGAAGAAACTGTTTGTCCGAAGAGATTTGCAAGATTACCCCAAAACTCAGCGGCCCTCTGTCTTTTAAGCGAATCTTCGCTCTCCTGGTACCTTTCTCTTAGTAACGCTGTAAACACATCATCAGGAGTTGTAGGCTTCTTCTCTGTCTGTTCCTGCATTGCCTGATTGGTTGAAGCTCTCACCTGTTCTGCAGAAGAAACGGGTATAACAGGCTGTTCAACCTTGGTTTTATCAGGTTTTACGCCCTGATTGCTTCGTGAGAATTGAAAATTTGAAAAAGATTCGGGAGATTGTCCGTAATTTTCGAATTCAGGAAGCCTTGAAGTGTCTACAGACGGATTTTTCTTGATAAAATCGAAAAGTCCCATCATTTACCCCCTTTCTTCTTTCCCCATTCCTGCATGGAAAGAGCACTACCTATAAGTCCTAGTCCGTTACTCATAAGCTGGGCACCACCCTGCTCGTTCGCAGAAGACTGACCTAGCCTTGCCTGAAAGATGTTGTTCTGGTTCTGCTGGTCTATAGCTTCAACTTGCGCCTTTCTGGCTGTAGCCTGTGCTGCAAGTCCGGTTGCCGTTTCGTCCAGAATTTCATTGTTTGCCTGCTGTTGTGCTATTGCAGCTTCAGGAGTTGCACCGGTCACAACTGCAGTTGCCCTTGCTTCCTGATTCTGCTTTTTCAACGTGTTTTCCACTCTCTTCATGGCCGCCTGTGCTTCGGTAGAATCCATGTAATTCTGATAGTAGTTCCTGTTATACCATGCATTGTTCTTAGACTCCTGCTCGTTAATGAGCCTTTGTTGTTCCTTTGCCGCCTTGGCAGACTTGATTCCTCCGGCTATTCCGGATGCAAGTCCGCCTACGGCTCCTAATATAGCTCCAATCATACGCGTATAATTTATTTTGTGTCACACTGACAAAGTAAGCTAATTATCAGTATCATAAGTTGCGTAATTTGGTAATTGTAATTCTACACAAAGTTACAAACCTTGTAACTTCTTGTAACTTCGTATATCTTTGGGAATTAGAACATTATAAGCACTTATAAATGTTAAAAGTTACAAAATACATCATTTTTGTAACTGAATTACAATATTAGTTACAGTTATGGGAGAAGAGAAGAAGATTGCAAGAAGGAGCAGGGCAAAAAAAGTGAAGGAAATAGAGCACTCTGTTAAGCTGAATTACACTGATGAAGACCGTATTAAGGTTGTGCGGATGCTGATTGACAGCGGTATGAACTATTCAATAATGCACAAGAAGACAGGTATCAATACCAACACGATAAAGCAGTGGTATTACCGGTACAAGGGAGACATAGAATCAGCAAGTTCTACTCTTATCGCAGAGAAGGTAGAGATTGACTTCGCACGGGCCAAGCTTGAATTCCTTCAGAACCATTTCCATAAGATTAACTCCCTTGCTGACATTGCCATCAACAGGGCAATTGTTCTTTGTGCTACTGAGACTGACATTAACAAGATAACCAAGTTGCTTGAAGTGATATCCAACCTTGTTGTGAAGTTCAACGAATCCAGCCAGGAACAGCAACAGAATTCAGGAACCACTATCAATCTGATTAAAGACAGCGTTTTCCAGCTTAATCAGCTGAAGGAAGAACAGAGAAAAAAGATAATCGAGGTATCAGAAAATGAATAATTACTATATTTGCAAAAGTAAAAGCGTAGAAGACTTTTGTTCAAACAAACAGCCCCGACCTGATTTACATCAGGAAGGGGCTTTATTTTCACATCATATTCATTAATGACATGCTTCTAAGTTCAACGAAGTCCTTGTAAAGTTCCGGCCTTATCACATAATCGCACACTCTCTTAATGCAGATGCTTGCCTGCCGGCTTCTTATCTTCGTGTAATACCTGATTACACCTTTGGATCTGTCGCTGTGGCCAAGGCAGTAGTTAATAACGCTGTCAGGCATGCAGATGTCGCTGGCAAACTGAGCGAAACACTTTCTTGCAGAATAGAATACCACTCTTTCCTTTATACCAAGCTCTTCTGCAAGGTCTGTGATGGCATACGACACATACTGCGAGAAGTTATGATATGTGAACTTATACCCGAAATCCAGCTTTCCGTTCGGCTGCATCCATCCACCTGCATATCTCTCAATACCTTCCGGCATGTCGAATGAAATCACGTTCTCCTGCTGCGTCCTGCCGGCAGACTTTGTACGGACGTACCTTACTTCCTTGTCGCGGAAATCAACATTCATTATGTCTATTAGGTTCATTCCTCCCAGCATGAAGGAAATCATGAACAGGTCTCTGGCCATCTTCTTTTTCTTAGTGTCAGGGCTTGATTTCATTATTCTAAGAAATGATTCAAGACTGAGTGTAACTTCCCTGACTGGTGCAGGAGATATTCTTACGGATGAAAAAGGATGAACGCTATATGATACCATCTGGTCTGATATTGCCTTGTTCACAATTACCTTAATGTGGCTTAGAATTGTGTTGATATAAGTCTGTGTCTTTCCTGACCTTCTAAGGTATTCAGAAAAGGATTTTACTAGAACAGGCGTAATATCTTCCATATCAATATCTCCCCTGCAGTAATCACAGAAGTATCTTGAAGAGCGTTCTATAAGCTTTGCATAAGAATTCCTTCCTTCTGACATAAGATAACTCACATACTCTCCGGATATTCCCTTGAATGTTACTTCTTCCCCATCCGGTCCTGACTTGATAATATCTCTAAGCTGCTCGCATGTATACAAATCAGTGTTCTTGACATTATCGAGACGCTCCTCGTATATATCAAGCATATTCCTTAACTTCTTGTTAAGCTCACAGGCATCCGGGTGCCTTACTATCTTACCGTTCTTTAGCTGTCCTGGATCGTTAAGAATGATTTTTGTTACTATGTAAGAAGTTACAGACTTGTGCCGGACCGCAATCCTCAGTTTGTGCGTTCCGTTTTTAAGCACTCTTTCTTTGATGATAACAGGATTGATTGTTGCCATAGTTGTGTCCTCCGACAAGGAAAATCCAGCGTTACTTTTTCAGGTACTTTTTTCCTTCCAAAAGTGGAAGAATTTTCCTTTTTTTTAATGGCATCCTGATTATTTTGATTCGTGTAGAGAAAATCAAATATCTGTATTTCAGGCTTTTATGAGAAGAGCCGAAAGCGGGACTCGAACCCGCGACTTACTCATAACCTTAAACTACCGACAACTAAATTATAAGAACGAATATCCTCTTTAGGAATTGAGAAGTCCGGAAACTCCGGATTGTAAGAACGGCATGTTATGCAGTCTCCATCATCGTATATTCTCTTAATTACTACTCCCTGGGTTGTGTCAAGCACGTGCACCCTACCCCATTGAAGGAACCGCTTTTCATTTACTTTTAAACATGCCACTTCATCACCGGCAAAGTATTCAGGCTCCATGCTTCTTCCTACTATACGTATTGTAAAATCATACTTAGGGAAAGCACTGATAACCGGGACTTCTTCACACTGATATACTGTTACTCCTTCTATTGTCTCGGTCAAAGTTCCGGCAGCTGCATCGTATGGTATACGTGGGCGAGTTTTCTTATTTCTTTCATCAATAGAAGAAGATTTCATTTCTCTGTTTTTAATCATTTCTCCTTCTCCTGTCAAAAGCCACGATGTATTTAGATTAGGGTATTGAATAGAAATTCTATTCAAAACATCAGCACCTATTCCTTCGCTTATATTTTGTATATATGAGTTTGAAACTCCTATACTTTCCTGAAATTTCCTTCTACTAATCTTAGTATAAGCGACAAATTCGAGAAGTCTACTTTTTACGTTCATAGATAATAAATGTTAATAATAAATATTTTACTATTCATTTTATTGTTTATTGAATGGATTTCTATACATTTGCACCAAGTAAGAAAGTAGGTAGGTAACAAGATGCAAATAAAAAAGAAGCGGCTACATAGTAGACACTTACACAATCTCTTAACACAAAGATAGCAATTTCTTTTCTGTTTGCATCCGAGAGACCTATAAAAAATAAAGTTTATGAAAGCGATACTTATAAAAGAAGTAGAAATTGTAGCAGACAACTACAGACAAGGATGCACATTGGACTACATGAATATGAGCAACCGGATTACAAGAATCAGGTTGCTCGGGATAACAATCTACAAAAAAGTAGAGTCATTCAGTCACCAATCTCCTAACATCATCAAATGATTCTTCGGTTACAATGGCGCAGGTGTTTGAACGGTCAACGGTAGGAACTACGGAAACAATAGCTTTACCATTTGAATCAGAACACAGCATGACGATGTGGTCCACATTGATAAGAACGGTTTTACCTCTTCAGTCACTTTAATGAATTTACTCATAAATCTTGGCTTTTAAATATTAGGTAAACACAAAGTTAAGAAAAATCCCTCAAAGAAAGCCTTTCACGTCCGGGTGAGTTTACCGGAGGGGGAACAACAAAACAAACAAAAAATGGATAGAGTAACAGTAGAAGATATTAAAAAAATAGAGCCTGGCACATCAATGAGCTGGACGCTTCCTCCGAACAAATGTCTGTCGGCAAAGAATCTTGCATACGAATGTTCATTCAGGAGAGTAAACCCACGTGTAATGAAATACAAGGTATCCCTGAACAGAAAGGAATCTAAGATAACCATCACTGCAATACCATTAAAAACTGAATAATATGATGAACAGAATTTCTAAATCATGCCTGATACTGGTTGTAGCGGCATTATCAGTATTTATCCTGTCCAACCACAAGGACTATTCATCCGAAATAGTAGAAGGAATCAGCGACAGCGCACTTGAATCAATACGCTGCAAAATCGGCCATGATGCCGGAAACGCGGAGATTGCAAGAGAATACCTTAACAATAAATCATTTTACGATGCTCAATGAGACAGCAATATTCCTTGCCATGAATGACAAGACTTTCGGCCTTCGCGAATCCGCATCCATTGTAGGAGGAATGAAAAGGCTTTCGATGCTTCTTGATTCAGGCAAGATAAGATACACCAAGAAGAGCGAAAAGCAGAATGCCAAGCTATTCTGCAACGCATGGGACGTTCTTAAGCACGCATCAATAGAACGTGCAAGAGCAGGACGGCCAAGAACAGACGCCTGTTAGTTCAACGGATAGAACGGAAGTTTCCTAAACTTCAGATCCGGGTTCGATTCCCGGACCGGTGACTATAAAAAAACGGTCTTTGACATTCTTGACATAAAAATGTGTACCAATAAAGAAATGTTGCTTAGCGGAAACGCGGTAATGGCATCCGGGCTTTTTGGTACATTAACAAGTCCAATTTGCTTTAGATTATAAAAAATGGCTGGGTATGTCCCTTAAAGACAAGGTAACGCTTGCGGCACCCCTTGTGGTAAGATTCCACCGGAGAAATCCGTGACAGGTTTAAGCCTTCGAAGGGGACAGCTATTTTAAAAATAAATGTTATGAATGAAATGAAAAAGTACACAGGTACAAAAGAAGTTTCCGCTAAACCAATGAGTTTAGGCGAGTTTAGAAAATATTCTGGAAGAGATCCTTATCAAAACTCTGAAGATCCATGTGATTACTATATGGGTTATCTGGTAAAATACGAGGATGGATACGAATCATGGTCTCCGAAACATGTGTTTGAAAAGGCGTATAATTGCACAGATACATACATTGACCGCCTTCGTCTTGAATACAAGACTGAAAATGACAAACTTGTAAAACTTTCCAATTTTATCAAGTCCGAAAAGTTTAATGAACTTCCGGAATCAAAGAAAAAGAAGCTCTATATTCAAGAGAAAATAATGAGGGATTTTGTCTATATTCTTCAAGATAGAATCTACGAAGAATGCCCTCCGACAAATGAATGTGGATGCACATGTGGATGCAATAGTGCACAAAGCTGTGAATCATCAGATTGATTACAATATACTTGTTTAAGTTATACTTAATCTGAATACAGATATTTGTCCATAGTATGAGTGTTTTTCATATTAGATTTAGTTTTGGTTTGATAAATACATTCACTCCTGTGAAGGCCTGAATGTATTTTAATACGGACCGTTAGCTCAGTCGGTCAGAGCAGCAGACTCATAATCTGAAGGTCCACGGTTCAAGCCCGTGACGGTCCACGTTCGTGAGAATAATTAATTCCGTTTTATCTATTCACAACTTGGCAGAGCCTGTATTTCAATGGTAGAATAACGGTTTTTCCGTAGATAAGAGTTCGATTCTCTTCGGGCTTTCTAAAGCTTTTTTATTATTAAAAACTAAACCAAGGGAGCCGTACACCCTATAAGCGTAGCCAATCCAAGGCAGCGGAGGTAGGCTGATTTTCCGAAGGGGTCCACCGAAAGGTGAACGGGTTCGAGTCCTGTATCAGCCACATCGAAAGCATTTTTTTATGAATTGCGTATGAATACGCCAGGGCACTTGATTGTCGTATGCGTTGGGAATGCGTTGGGAATGCGTTACGGTTGATGCGTGTCTGAGTATGTCAGGCGGCGGCTGCGAAAGCAGTGTGCACCGTGGAAAAGATGGCAAACACACCGTGCAAGACGTCCCGCAAGACGTCCCGCAAGATGACGGCAAAAGACAGTGTCTGCGAGCTAGTAAATACGCGCTCATTAAAAAAATGACAGAGAGAAATCAATAGCGGATTATTTTTTTAAATGCGTCCGCTAAATGGGTTTGCTGTACACTTTCGTCAAAAATACTTAGCAAAAGCTTGCAATTGCTACCATTTGCAAGCTTTTGCCAGATTTGCTAGAAGTTGCTTTCAATTGATAGAATTCTATTAAAGTTTGAATAAGACAAGTCAGATTAAAATCAAAATAATCATCTGATTTACACTAAGTTAAGAAATAGTTTTAGCAAACGTAGCAAATGCTAGCAATTGCTACAGATAATGATATATAATATATATGAGTGTATATTATTATCCCCTTTATATTCCCCTTAGAAATTTCAGCTTGTCAGGATTTACCTGACAGGCTTCTTTTATAACCAAAATTCAGTCTTATGGAAGAAAAAGAAAAAACAATTCTGCTTTTCGGAAGCTCCTCAAAAGGAGATCTTGTAATTGTTCAGAGACCGGAGGAAAATAATTCCTACCTCAATGAAAAGATTCTGATTCTTGACGAATCACAGCAAAACCAGTTAAGGAACTATCTAAACCAAAAAATTAAATCAAATGAGTAACGTAGCATTGAAATTAAGTGAATTCCAGAAGTACAATGCAGAGAACATTCTGGATTGTGAAGCGGTAATGGAAAAAGTCGTAGAGGTGTACAACCTGATGCACGGAGAAGGCGGTGAAGCTTTCTTCGAACGGGAAAGACAGAACTTTCAGAAGATTATCTCAGAAAGCATTTACCTTAAAAAGTGCACGGCATTTTCGATTTATACCAGCATCATCGACTTGTCTGTGTATAATCTGTCAGTAGAACCCGGAGCACAGGCAACTGCATACCTGATTCCGCGAAATGTGAATATCGGAAAGGGTTCTGACGGTAAGGACGTCTACGAGACACGATGCACCCTGAAGATTTCCGGTTACGGTGAACTTGTCATACGCGCGTCTGCCGGTCAGATTCTATATGCTGACAATCCGATTGTTGTATATGACAATGACGAATTTTCCTGCTCGGTCAGCGGAGAGAAGAAAAGCGTTGAATACAAGTGCAACCTTCCTCACAAGGGGCATCAGGTAATAGGGTGCTTCATCCGCATAGTACGTAGTGACCGTTCCGTAGATTATTCCTGGCTCCTTGAAGAAGAGATTGAACGTCTTAAGGGTTACTCTTCCAAAGCAAACAAAAAATGGAATGAGAGGGAAAGGAGATACGAATGCAAGGCTAATGAGCTTTACACTTCGAATGACGGAAGTATAGATACCGGTTTCCTCATTGCCAAGACAATCAAGCACGCTTTCAAGACTTATCCCAAGATTAAGGTCGGAAAGAGCACGGTATTGCAGTCTGAGGATCCGGAACCTGAAAAGACGGAAGATATATACGGAGTTCAGACAGATTCAGTACCATCAGAGAATGAACGTCCTTTCGGACCTCCGGTTAACGATGTGGCTAAGGGGGTTACGATTGATAAATCATCGAGCCCTGATGATCCGTTCTAATGTTTAACAAAAAAATAAATCTATATGGAAAATCAAATTATCAAGCAGCAGAATGATATAGTTGAAGTTGCAAGAATCGCACCTGACGCTATAGAAAAGAATCAGGCTTCCTGCCAGGCGTGCGTGGAATACGGTAAAAAACTTCTGTCAATTGCAGAAGGAGGTATGAATGATGAAATAGACAAACAACTTGAGGACTATATCAAGAAATCAAGGGTTACTATTACTGCAATGAATGACAGACGAAAACCTGTAACACAGCTCTTCGATCAGATACGTTCCGGATTCACCCAGCTCGAAACGATGATAGATCCGAAGGTTGCCGGAACACCGGCCAACAAGGCACAGAAGCTGCGTGACCAGTACGCAAGAAAGAAATACGAGGAAGAGGAAAGAAGAAGAAGGGAAGCCGAAAGGATGGCCCAGATTGAGAGGGACAAGACTTCATATCTTGAAGCGTGCGAGAAGGAAATATTCGGATTCTTCAACCAGCGCACCAATCAGGCTATAAACCGTCTTATATCGCTCAATTCCTCACTTACCTACTTGAATTTTGACGAAGTTTCCGCACAGATTGATTCTTTCGACTGCAAGTTTCCGGTGAAGGAAATTGCCGGATACACATTCGGAGTAATGCTTCCGTCTTCCCTTGGCATGGAAGAAGTCAAGGCCATTCAGAAGAAAGCAATCGACAAGGGGTATGCGATGATGCAGCAGTACGAGTTTGACGTACAAGGTCAGAAAGATTCCATCATGCAGCTTCTTCCATCAAAGTACAATGAGCTTCTGGCAATTGAGAAGCAGAAGCAGGTGGATGCGGAAGCCGCAGCAGCACGTGAGGAAGAAATGAAGAGAAAGGAGCAGCAGGGGCGGGAAAGAAAAGAAGCTGAAAGAAAGGCCGAAGAAGAAAGGAAGAGACAGGAAGAAGAGCTTAAAAGCAAGCAGAGCAATGTGGAGAGTCTGTTTTCCGTATCTGCAGTAAGCGTATCATCACCGGCTAACAAGGTAAAGGTTAAAAAGCTTGTGAAGGTGTTGAATCCAAAGGGGTACGCTGATCTGTTCAACTACTGGTGGGTTGGTGAAGGACAGTATCTGTCACAGGAGGAGCTTGAAAAAGTATTCAAGAAGCTGATTTCATACGCGGAAAAATCAGCCAACCGTCAGAATCCTGACTATATCAAGTCCGACAACTTGAAGTACATTGACGAAATTAAGGCAAAATGAATCCTGACAGCTACTACAACCGTAACGAGGTAAGCAATTCGGACCTTACGGAACTTAAGAATCTCCTTTATCCCCGGCTTCAGTTCGGGGATAAAGAGAAGATATTCGCTTTCGGCTCACTTGTGGATGCAATCATAACGGAGCCTGACAGAGTTAATTATTACCAGCTTACCGTTGATGATGTGAAGTATACGGAAGATGATTTTGCACTTGCAAGGGAAATGCACAAGTCGCTTCTGTTGGAAGCCAGGAAAGATGAATTTCTTGATTACGTACTTAAAAACTCTGACACACAGAAGTTCATGGTAAAAGAAAGGGAGTTTGATTACACCGGATTCAAGTATCATCTTCCTACCCGGTGCAAATGGGACTGGTTCCTATCTTCTGTAGGATTCGGAGGTGACCTTAAAACCACATTTGCAGTTTCTCAGGCTCAGTTTGACGAAGCAGTCGATTTCTTCGACTGGGACAGAAGCCGCGCATGGTATATGGATATTGCCGGTTCGAACAAAGACTTCATCTATGCCATCAGCAAGAAAAACTGCAAGGTGTTCAAGAAGTTCATTGAACGAGGTGATCAGGTATACAGACGTGGTTTTGATAAGTACAACGAACTTGCCTTTAAATACTATCTGTTTGTCACATGAAGATTCTATGTATAGTCACTGAAAACGGACTGGTTCCCAAATATGACAGCGACCGTGAGGAGTTCAGGAGCCTGAAAAGGAATACTGATGTTCTTGTAGAAGTTGGCCAGAAAAGGAACTACGAGTTTCATAAAAAGTTTTTTGCCCTTATTAAGCTTACGTATGACAATTTCCCTGAATGGCTGGAAGATTCTCTTAACGTACATTCAGTCGAAGACTTGCGCACACGACTTAAGGTTGACCTTGGACTATACGAGGTGTCACACTACGGTAACCAGTCCGTGATTATACCTAAGTCAATCGCGTTCGACAAGATGGACGAAACTGAATTTGATAAGTTCTACAGAAGTTCGGTAAACCACATACTTAAGAACTACCTGAAGGGCGTAAACAACGAACAAATAGAGGAGGAAATATGGAAATTCCTATAAAGCTCAACATAACACCATACGAATACCAGAAGGAAGGAATTATAAAAGGACTTGAACTTAAACGTCTTTTCTTGGGAGATGAACCAGGTCTGGGGAAAACCTGCCAGTCGATTGGCATCGTAAATACTGCAGGTGCCTACCCTTCCCTTGTAATCTGTCCTTCTTCACTGAAGATTAACTGGAAAAGGGAGTTCGAAAAGTTTGCCGGAGTTGAAGCACTTATACTTAACGACAGCGTAAAATCCACATGGGGTTATCTGTTACAAATGCGAACGGCAGACGTCTGCATCTGCAATTACGAAAGCCTGAGAAAGTTTTTCGTATGGAAGTACAGGAAGGGTGACAGGCTTAAGGATATAGTGTTCAACCCTTTCATCAGCCTGTTCAAATCTGTTATCATTGACGAAAGCCACAGATGCAAGGACCCCGGGGCCCAGCAGTCCAAGTTTATTGCCGGAATAGCTCACGGTAAAAAGTACATCATGGAACTTACCGGTACTCCGGTAGTGAACCGACCGCGTGACCTGATATCACAGCTTGCCATAATGGATCGCCTTAATGACTTCGGTGGAAATTCTTATTTCACTGCAAGATATGGTGACGGAGAAAACCTTGAAGAACTTTCTCAAAAGCTATACGAAACATGTCTTATAAGGCGTGAGAAGAAGGACGTGCTTACACAGCTTCCAGACAAGACAAGGGTTGACATCTACATTGACATAGAGAAGGAATCTCCGAGAGATTATTACGAAGCCTACAAGATGGCCGAAGAGAATCTTAAGGAGTATCTTATTACATACAAGTCGTGCAGCGAAGGTCAGGCACGCGCCAAGATGCGTAATAAGGCACTCGTTCAGTTCATGGAGCTGAGAAGCATCGTTGCATTATGCAAGGTTAATCCAGTAATAGATTTCCTGAAAGACTTTATTGCTACCGGCAGAAAAATAGTCGTATTCTGCTCCTCACATTCTATCGTAGACAGTATTAAATCGGCATTTCCTGATTCGGTTATGGTAACAGGCCGGCAGGATTTCATACAGAAGCAGGCTTCCGTTGACGTGTTCCAGAACAGGCCGGAGATTCAGATAATAATATGCTCCATCAAGGCGGCAGGAGTTGGAATAACTCTTACAGCTTCTTCCACCGTACTTTTCGTTGAACAGCCCTGGACTTACGCGGATCTTGTACAATGCGAGGACCGGTGCCACCGTATCGGACAGAAAAACAATGTTACAGTATACAACGCACTCGGTCAGGGAAGTATAGACCATCGTATATACAACCTCATACAAAAAAAAAGAAGCATTGCCAATCAGATAACCGCGTCCTCTGACGACATACCGAAAGATGAATGTTACTTCGATGAACTTGTCAACTTGATTCTATATGATAAGCAGGAAGAGTCGTGCAGCGATACTTGAATGCCTTGAATACGTGATTTCCCTTTTCCCTGACAACAACAGGGGATATAATACTTCACGCACTTACAGAAAAGCATTGAAGGAATATATACGAGAAAACAAAATCGAACAAAATGAAAGAAAAGAGAACACCATTGCGGAGAAAATCTCCGCTTCGAATGGTAAAGATAAGGAAGGTAAGCAAAAAGCAGGAAGCACTTAACAATGAAATGAACAAGATAAAGAGGGAGCTTCCTGACAGATGCTGTATATGCGGAAGGCCGGCCGTTGATCCGGCACATCTTCTTCCACGGTCAATGTATCCTGAATACTATACGGCAAAATGGAATGTGGTTCCTATGTGCCGTGAACATCACCGTCTGTATGACAATGATATAGAATTCAGAAAACAGCAGAAGAAATTGTACAAAATCGTGCTGGAGCATGACGAATGCGCGGCACACAGATATTTTAAATCATACGAATTATGAACATAACAAAAGCAATAGCTGAACAGGTTGCAACAAAAATGGTGAAACCTATAGCTGAACGTATCAGCAATGAACATGACATACTTAATGATATAGTGAAAGATATAGCAGTAAGAGGTATTCCTGAACAGGTATATGATATTTTCACTAAGTATCCAAGGTTCTTTTATCAAACAAGGGCCGTATACATCGCAAACGGTTCACAGGTTACAAGGGTGGAAATTAAAGAATGGCTTCCTTGCGGAGGTTTATGCGGATGTGGATTGAATGTTCCGTGTACTGCAGAAGAATCAGAAAAGGTTTCAGTGCTACAGGAAAGGATAGAAGAACTTAGGGATGAAAAGAGCAGGACATACAATTCTATAGTGAACACCCTCCTATCTCTAAGGAATTCAAAGAAAGTTAAGGAAGCATTTCCAGAAGCATACGAATACATAAAGGGATATGAAGATAAAACTACAACAGAAGTGGCACTTCCTGTTGAAACCATAATGAATACAATCAATAAATACAGAAAGGAGTAAGCTATGGCAAAGAAAAAAAACGTAGTGAAGGTTGAGACAAGAAAGGACGAAGTAAGATATGTAACAAGCGACATAAAAAAAATGCTTGGAAAGTTCCTGGTAAAATCACTGAAAAGAACATGGAGTGAAGCGTTTGCTGATGAAGGTACCGGAGAAGTGGTAAATATTGACCGTCATGAGATAATCTTTGACGCTGGTACCTACCTGGGGCAGGAGGAAATATCTAAAATCAACTTTTATATGCAGGAAGGATCCATTAAGGAAGTTGAAGTATCAAATCAGAGACGAATGGCGTTCGAAATGACAACTGACAACTTTATTCCGTACATGGCACAAGTATTACATGAAAAAAAGAAGTTCCTGCTTAAAGCACAGTCTATAGACCAGGCAAGGGAAATCGTTAAGGACTTCACAGAACTCAATTTCAAAGGAAGTTTTCGGATAACCCAGATTAAGGAGTTTGATTATTGCATAATTCTTGTTGACAAGCTATCAACTACCCCTCTTGATGAACTCGGAAAGCTTGTTATGGAGAATTCAGAACTTTATTCTGACGAGGAAATCAAGAAGATATGCGGAGAGGACAAGGCCGACATTCCTGAATCCAAATTCTACAACATTGACGCACGAATCATTTTTACTACAGAAGGAAAGGATGAAGACAAGGAGGAAACTAACAGGCAGTTTGTCGTACAGACTTATACTGCAGAACGCGCGATAATGCTTATCAACAGATACCTGAATGACGAGCAGGACAAGCTCGAAGAAGAATGCAAGGAGAAAAACAGAGGTTTTGACAGGAAGATTATCCATGCGTCTATTGAACAGTCAACCATCATACCGATTAGCCAGTACATACCTAAAGAATTCAGCTTAGCCTATGCCACAGAAGAATAGAATCAGTATTTCGGACCTTCTCAAAATAAAGAAGAATACCTGTAAAAAGACGCATGATGATGAAGAACACCGTCTTCAATGTGCGTGCGTTAAATGGTTCAGGATGCAGTATCCTTCCATAAGCTATGTGCTTTTTGCTATTCCCAACGCTGCAAGAAGATCTGCAAGAAATGGCGCGTACATGAAGGATGAAGGTATGCTACCTGGCGTTTCAGACCTGATTCTTCTAAAGAGTAACCGTCATTACGTTGCACTTTGCATTGAAATGAAAACACGTTCCGGTAAGCAGAGTGATTCTCAGAAGAAATGGGAACAGGAAGCTGTAAAGAACGGAAGCAAATATATAGTCTGCCGTTCATTTGAAGAATTCAAGGATGTGGTTAACGAATATATAAGAGATATGACATGAAACGAAACTCATTCTTGCTGTATACGGATTCAATGGACATAATCAGTGAGTTGTCAGACGCACAGGCAGGAAGGCTTCTAAGGGCAATGGTATTATATCAGAAACATCTTGACGATCCTACCAATATGGAATACGAAGAGTTTGTTTCTGACAGTATCGTCAAGATTGCATTTTCTCCTGTAAAGAATCAGTTTGACCGCGATTATGAGAAGTACAAGGATGTGTGCAGCAAAAGGGCTAATGCCGGAAGGAAGGGAGGTCTGAGCAAGTCTTTAAGGGTATCTGCTATTCAGGCGGAACCCTTATCTCCTGTAAAGACATTAATTGACATTGAAAAAGAACTTATGTCTGATGAATTATGGAAAGAGCAGATGTGCAGGCAGTCCGGAATAGGTGCCGTAAACTTCATGAAGATAATTCAGGAACAGATTAAAAAGTTCTTTGAATACATAAGTGCAACCGGATCAGAAAAAACGGTCCTCACAAAAGATGATGCCAAAAGACGCTTTTTCTGGTGGTGGACAAACACAGGCGTTGATGCCTACAATAAATGCAGAGACAATGGAAAACAACGTACAACAGATAAAAACTCAGTTAAAAGCAAGCCAGATATACAATCTCGTAAATCGGATGAAGAAAGATATACAGGAAGTTTCTGAATTCGACCTGACAGATTATGATGAATTTGACCGTCACTGTGCGATGATAGAACAGATAGGTTCCGCATATATGGAAAGAGAGTTCAGGGAGTTTGTTGTCGACGAATATAACCGTGACGTAATAAGGTTTCTGGTATACTACTTCAACAACTGCAAGCTTGCTGAGAATATATTCCCGGGTAAAGACTATAAGGTACATAAAAACCTTATGATACTCGGAGTTCCGGGTACGGGAAAGACGCTTTTAATGCAAGTGTTTTCTGAATACCTGACACTTACTAACAACCCTAACATGTTCTTTAATCTTTCCGTAACACAGATGATGAACTACTACAAGATTAACGGACATATAGACCGATACACCTACAATGAGGAAGGAGGAAAAGGAATAGATGGAATGCCGTTTAATATCTGTATTAACGATATTGGCCTTGAAACTGAGAATCAGAAAAGCTACGGTACATCGCTTGACAGCGTGATAGATGAATTCCTGTATGCAAGGTATGAGATATATCAGTCACACTTCAAGAAGTACCATATAACCAGCAATCTTGATCTTGATGAGTTCAAGGAAAGGTTCGGATACCGTCTTATAGACCGGTTCAAGAGTTTTAACGTAATACCGCTCTTGGGAGGGAGCAGAAGAAAATGATTAAAAGTACTGAATATCCTATGAATATAGGAGGAAGAGGATACCAGAAGGAATACAAGGGATTTGATATCGCGGTAATCATCAAAAAAGGAGAAGGAGTCCGGATATTCATTCTGAAAAAAGATGGGGGTATTTTCCATCAGGATAAGAAGAAGTATGCAGAAGTGAACGAATGTTTCTCTAACGCTGAGAAAATCATTGACAACGCGGTTCAGGCTTCAAGCATTATCGAGCAGTCGAAGGTTAAGGACGAATCGGAAAGGATGAAAGACAAATGCTATTCAGCCTGCATGTCTGCATTTGCTAATGCACTTACTTTCTCAAAAGGTGACAACTCCAGAATAAGATATTTCTTTGAATACGAACTCCAAAAACAATTTGACAAGATATGAATGCAGTAGACGAATTGCTTTTATTTATTGGAAGCAGACTGGCCTATGGGCTTATGGTTTTTTCCGAAGAATACGGATTGCTTTCTCTTGAAAGCGTATCTCGTGACGGAATGGTAGAACTGAAAGGAATTTCAGGAGAATCTATTTATCTGCCATTTTTTAAAGTTAAGCCGGTACTTTACCCGAACCCTTCTTTTGTCCCACTAAATCCTCCTGTTGTAAACAATGACGGAAATGTTATATGTGAAATGAATTTCGGTCCGGCACAGTTCAGCGATATTCTTTCTCTTATACAAAAAGGGAAAGCGGTTTCAGTTTATGATTTACCTTATAATCCGTATGTAAATTATGCCAATAAGCAAAGTTTATAATATAGATTGCATGGATTATATGAAATCCATTCCTGACAAGTTCTTTGAACTTGCTATAGTTGATCCACCGTATGGTCTCGATAAAAAAAGTACCCACGGAAGAGGTAAACTTAAAAACAGGTGTCTAAACAGGGGAAATATTCAGCGATGGGATATCCGTCCTACAAAGGAATACTTTGATGAATTGTTTCGTGTCAGCAAAAATCAGATTATATGGGGAGGTAATTACTTTCCTCTTCCTCCAACAAGATGTTTTGTATGTTGGGACAAAAAGCAGGTATGGGAGAATTTTTCACAATGTGAATTTGCTTGGACTTCTTTTGATAAACCAGCTAAGCATGTAAGTATTTCGAATAAGGGAGGTAAAGCTGATAAGGGTAAATTTCATCCCACACAAAAGCCAATCGCCCTGTATGCTTATCTTTTACGAACATTTGCAAAACCTGGCTATAAGATTCTTGACACTCACCTGGGAAGTGGAAGTAGCAGGATAGCAGCTTATAAGATGGGATTTGATTTTTTTGCCACAGAAATAGACAAAGATTATTTCGATGCGCAGGAAAAAAGATTTCGTGAAGAGTGCATGAATGAATATGAAACAGCTTCTGGAACAATAACACAACAAACTTTATTCTAAAATCCACTTTACCTAAACTTTACATAAAATGAATTTAAAACCAATAAGTCCATGTGAATTAAATCCTGGTGATTACATAGTTAGTTTCTATACAGGTATACACTATAAGGTTATCGAACCTGACAAAAAAGGTATGGCCAAGCTGCTTAATCTTGATACTAATGAGGAAGAAGATTGGAATTCATGCAACAACAATCACTTTAATAAACTTGAAGGACAGTTGGAGATATTTTGATATAAAATTTTATTGATATGATAAAGTTACTCTATATAGACCTTTTCTGCGGTGCCGGGGGAACCAGTACCGGAGTAGAAAACGCACGCTACAAAGATGAACAATGTGCGAAAGTTGTCGCTTGTGTAAACCACGATGCAAACGCAATCGCCAGCCATGCTGCCAACCACCCGGATGCGCTGCATTTCACGGAGGACATCAGAACTTTGGAACTGTCTCCTTTGGTGGCGCATGTGGAACGGATGAAGAAGATTTATCCGGATGCACTGGTTGTGCTGTGGGCCAGCCTTGAATGTACGAATTTCAGTAAGGCAAAAGGTGGGCAGCCACGGGACGCTGACAGCCGGACGCTGGCAGAACACTTATTCCGCTACATCGAAGCCATTAACCCTGACTATATACAGATAGAGAACGTAGAGGAGTTCATGAGCTGGGGAGATATGGATGAAAAAGGGCACCCCATCAGCAAAGACAAAGGACGATGCTATGAGAAGTGGAAACGCAACGTCAGGAAATATGGCTACGATTTTGACTGGCGCATTCTTAACGCTGCCGATTATGGTGCCTATACTACTCGTAAGCGGTTCTTCGGTATCTTCGCTAAGCGTGGACTTCCGATAGTATTCCCGGAACCAACACACTGCAAGGATGGGAAAAACGATATGTTCGGTCGGCTGGAGAAGTGGAAGCCTGTTAAGGATGTGCTGGACTTCTCCGATGAGGGAGAAAGTATCTTCTGCAGGAAGAAGCCGCTGGCAGAGAAAACTCTTGAACGCATCTATGCCGGACTGATTAAGTTCGTGGCTGGAGGTAAGGAGGCTTTTATTGTAAAGTATAACTCTATGAGTCGTACGGGGAAATACCAGGCACCAAGCGTTGACGAACCATGCCCGGTTGTGGCAACACAAGGACGGCTTGCATTGGCAAAGGTAAACTTTGTTCATAGTTCTTTCGTGTCTGCTTATTATGGGAATGGTCACAATCACTCTGTAGAACAACCTGCACCAACGGTTACGACAAAAGACAGGTTATCATTGGTAAATACGAGTTTTTTGTGTTCATACAATTTTAAGGATACAGGAAAGAACATTAATCTGCCATGCCCCACTTTGTTGACTAAAGACAGGTTAGCATTGGTAAATTCTGTTTTCATAGACAACCAATACGGTACCGGAAAACCGACATCTATTGAGCTGCCAGTTGGTACAGTAACCACGGTGCCGAAGTTCAATATGGTAAGCTGTAAACCGTTGATAATGAATACAGCTTTCTCGAATATTGGAAGCAGCATTGAGCAGCCCTCACAAACTATCACGGCCAACCGTAAATGGCATTACCTTATGAATCCACAGTTTGCCAGTGCAGGAGGTTCTGTAAACAATCCTTGTTTTACATTGATAGCACGGATGGACAAGATGCCTCCCTATTTGGTAGAAGTTGAAGGAGGTATCGGTATACAGGTCACACCTGTGGACAGTCCGATGACTGCCAAGATTAAGGAGTTTATGGCTCTTTACGGTATCATCGACATCAAGATGCGTATGCTTCGGATAGCAGAACTCAAGAAAATAATGGGATTTCCTGAAGACTATGTACTGATTGGGCCACAGTCAGACCAGAAGAAGTTTATCGGTAACGCCGTGGAGGTGAACATGGCCCGCGTGTTTTGTGAGGCTATCTGTAAGGAGATTATCAGAAAACGAAAGGTTGCGTGATATGGGAAAGCAGGAAAGTATGGATGACCGGTTCCAGATGGCTAAGGATTTGACCAAAGCTGAAAGGGAACTGAAGATTGAGCAATGGGTTGAAGTAACTATTTACTACGGATATGCAGAAAAACAAGTAAGCTTATATCACTACAATCTTCCCCGTGAGATGTATTTCCGGTACCAATGGGTAATCAGATGGAGGATGGCGAAATTACAGTGCCAATACCCCAAACAGATTGTATCTACAAGCCTGTACTTCTATGACAAGCGTTCTGGAGAATCTATGGAGGTTAGCGGTTGCCTTAGTAAACTTATATCAGCAAAAGCCCAGATAACAAAAGCAGAACGCAGGATGAATGAATACATAGAACACAACCGTCAGAACAATCTGTTCTTTGACGAGGAATCCGATGAGGAGCTGGTTAAGTTCCTGGAGAAACTGGAGCGAAAGAAACTCGAATGTGCTGAGTGTGAGAAACGATTAGAATTATTAGTTGAAAGAAAGAGAAATAATCAATGAAAACGAAATTGTATTACCTGTTCCTGGCAGTCATGTGGTGGATGCTGGGATAGGTGGAAAGGAGAAATAGTATGCAAATATCAATAACAGAAAAAGAAGTCAATGCAATAGATTTTGGATTAGAACAGATTAGAGACGCATTGGAAGGCTCCTCTTCTGAGGAATACAAACAAAATGCTGAAGAAGCTATGAGAAGTCTGGGTAATATATTAAGAAAATGCCATTTAGCGAGAGAAAAAGCCAATGAACTTAATGAAGCCAAAAGATATATCCGTTCAAGAAACGGATATATGCCACCTACAAAGCTGGATAAAATGGCAAGACTATTTATAAATAAAACTAAAGATAATATATATAAGAAGGGATATTAAATTCAGAGCTAAAGAAGTAAATACTAATAAGTGGGTGTTTGGAGACTTGCATTTGATTGCAAATTTTCCCCATATACACTCAGAATACTATGATAAACATTTGATATATCCAGATACTATCAGACAATACACTGGATTGAATAACAAGAATGGAAAGGAGATTTACGAAGGTGATATATAAAAACTTTTACCGGAAGCAAATGCGAACCATGAAGCATCATTTAAAATCAGATATAACAAGCGTCACGAATCTAATATATTGACGAGAAGTTCTGTATTGGTTTTAGATTATGAAGTGATTGGCAACATTTACGATAACCCTGAATTGTTGGAGGAATGAAGTATGGAATGGGAAGTAAAAGTAAAATTAGCAACGTATTTAAACAAAGGCGAAAGCGAAAATGCATGTGAACTTGTTTTAAATAACGATATGGATTTACAGGCGTGGGATATGTTTCTTACTGGAATGGATTTAAGAGATTATGAAGCATATAAGCCGTTACTGCCTAAGATTGAAGATGCAAAAGTCATGATTAGCCAAAACTTAGGGCTTAGGGAGATTTTAAGAATGAATGCTTTAATTATAAAATTGGAGGAATAATTATGTTGAAAAGCGGTTTATTTTCTGTTGTATTTAAAGTTGATAACGTAGAAATGAGAGAAGAATATCAGCTTGCATACAGAACGGAGGAGGAGATGAAAGAAAATTCCACGATATACCAGCAAGCTAAATCCGCAATATCAAAGGATTTAGGCACAAGACGATGCTGTGTTGATATAGTTAAGATAATGAGAATACATAATGATTTAATTGTTGAGGAATAAGTTATGAGCAAACAAGTCTTAGATATTTCACAGATGCAACACCTTAAAGAGTTGGGAGTTGATGATAGTAATGCCAGTGTATATTGGCATAGAATACTTCGTTTAAACACGGGTAAGGTAGTAACAGATTGGTTTAAGTCGTTCAATAAGTCAGAGTTGTGTTTGGATTCGATGAAGGTTGAAACAGTACCTACGTTTACTTTAGATGATATTTTTGATTTGATACCAAGTGAAATTATGAAAGATGAAACAACAAGCACGCTTGATATATTAAAAACATCAGTTTACGATGTAGATCCACTTACTTATAATAATGCAAGATTTGCAACCGAAGAAGAAGAACAAAAACTGATTGACGCACTGAAGGAAAGCAAAGATCCTGAAGCGAAAGAATGTTTGAAAATGTTAGGTATTGAAGTAAAGACGAAGTGTGAATTTAAGCCTAAAGATTGGATATTAATAAGAGATAATTCCGAGGACATGTGGTGTCTGGATATATATTCTCATAAAGTTTGGGATAAGGATGAGAAATGTTATCATTATTATTGTGTAGGCGGTTGGAGTTATCAGTGCATACCTTACAACGACCAAACCGCACACTTATTAGGAACTACAGATAATTGGGAGGAATAGGTATGAAGAAGATAATGTTCAACGATAAGTACGGACTTACAAAAGCCGTACTTGAAGGAAGAAAGACGCAGACAAGGAGAATTATTACTCATCCAAAGACATTTCATGGTAAAGATGTATGCGGATTCTATGTTTGTAAAAGGGCTTCAGATGGTGTTGTAACGGACGTTTGTATGTACGATGAGGATGAAAGTTTTATTGATGAGGGTCAGATTTTGCCAAAGTATGAGATTGGCGAAATCGTAGCTGTTGCGCAAAGTTACAAAACGATAGATGATTACTATAAATCGGCATATTCCTACAATCATTCAGCACATGGCATGACAGTATGTGAGTTTGATGGTGTATCGGATAAAGACGTTCACGAGTGGAATATGATTGCTGTCAATTACAGAGGTAAAAAAGTTTGGACTAACAAATTATATGTAAAGCCAGAGTTAATGCTTCACTTTATTCGTATTACCAATGTACGTATAGAACTACTGAAAGACATAAGCGATGAGGATTGTTTGGTAGAAGGAATAATAAAAGGAAAATGCGGTAGCGCAGATACTCACTTTATGGATGCTTACTATGTTCCAAACGAAATACAGCCATACTGCACACCTAAAGAAGCCTATGCAGAATTAATAGACAAAGTAAGCGGGAAAGGAACATGGGAAAGCAACCCATACGTATTTGTTTATGACTTTGAACTTATAAAATAATTGAATTATGGAATTTAAAGTTGGTGATATAGTAAAGGTAAAAGATATTGAGGATTTGATTAAAAGAGGTAGATGTGACGAAAAGACTGCACGTCATATTTCAGGTGTAAAGTTTATAATTAATGCGTTTGTCGTAAAATCAAATCAATATGAACTTAAAGACAAAACTGGTTATACAGTATATTGTTATGAATATGAAATTGAAAAATGCGAGAATATCGAAAATGAAAGCATCAAGAACGACCGTAAAGACGAAAAGATAATGATGGATCTTCTTCCATGGCCGGAGCTTGAAGAAATAGCGAAAGTATATACTGCAGGAGCCAAGAAATACGGACCCAACAAGTGGCAGAACTTACCTGACGGATACCAGAGATACAAGGGTGCAATGCTCAGGCACCTGACGGAAGTTGAGAAAGGAAATGAAATTGACCAGGAAACAGGGTGTCTGCATATAGCTCAGGTGGCATGGAACGCTATTGCAATGCTCCATTGTAAAATGAAAGAAATGAAACCACATTCATAAAAAATTCCTGAAAACGCAAATGACATTGATAAGTAATAAGTTAATTTGCTTCTATGGAAAATATAAAGATACAATTCAAGGGAATAACCCGTAACACTGACGATGGAATAAGTGCTGACGGTGAATGCATGGAGCTTATTAATGCTCGCGTGAACAATTCAAGTATAGAACCGATTGGTAAACCGATAATGCTAAAGCAGACTGCACACACGTATTCCAAGATATACCATCATTCTATAGCTAAAAGGTATATAGGAATAACCGAGTCCGGCCAGATGTACGAAATGCCGGAGGATCTTTCATCAGAAACTATAATGACCGGTGATTTGAAGGCAAAAAGCATAGAATTTATAGGAAATACAATATCGGTAATAACAGATGAAGGTATAAGGTATATCCTTTTCAGGAACGGTTCATATATTTATCTTGGTGAAATTCCTGACGTACCTGAGTTTGGAATTGATAAGGAAGTGAAAGCTGTTTCCGTTGATATAGATGAAATATCAGATAACGATGATGAAGTAAGGTATGGTAACTTCACTAAAGTTCTTAGCGAAGCTAATGAAAACGGGTGTTACTGCTATTCTGCTGCGTTTTGCGCGGCTTTCAGGCTGTTTGACGGAAGTTATATCAAGTCAACTGAAATACAGATTATATTCCTTGATTCTGATGATTCAGTGACTATTACTTATGGAGACAGGAATAACCCCCAGAATATTGAATTGTCCGGAGGTTATTCAAATCAGTTTTTTGCTCAAACAAATTCGAATGGAGTTATGCAGGCACATATACTTTGCTTTAAGCCTTCATTCTTTTTTGAAGAATATGATCTTTCCGCATGGAGCGATATTATAATAGGAATAGAAATATTTTCCACTGATAATTTTAGGACAAGACTGCAGAAAGACTATGTCGGAATTTATATATCACAGTTTGAGATGAACTGCAAGAAACCGATTGAAAGGGCGAATAATATCAGCCTGATGTATAATATTACATCGTTGAAACTTGGTGAAACAAAAAAATCTGTTGATATTGACGTTTCTATAGATAACCTTGCAACCCTTCCGCACATGGTTGACAGTTTTAACACGCATCATTCAATATTGCCAAAATCGTCTTATTCATATAACAACAGGCTTCATCTTATCGGAATAAAGAGAACTCTTTCAAGTGGTGTAAGAGTGTCTTCTACCGCAAAGGAATATCAATTCCTGATACACATATACATTCATGCTTCAGACGGTGATAAAGTTATAGAGAAATGGGAAATAGGTCAATACATAAGGACATTCATCATGTACCCTGACAGCAGGGCATACAAGATGATCATATATAGATATGAATATAATGTTCCGGTTGTAGGAATCCAGATTGATTTGAAAAAAAGCGATTACTTTGATTTTTCATTTTATTGTAAGGAATATGAATATGGAAGAGGAAGCGTTAAAAAAAATACAGGGTTCTTTGACGTTATAAAGATAAGCGATTTTGAAAGCATGGAAGTTGGAGAAACAACAGACAACATGGATTACGAAAAAGGAAATGTAATGTATGTTTCAAACCTGAACAATCCGTTTTTCTTTCCTGCTGACCAGGTTTATCAGTTTAATACTGATATTGTCGGAGTACAGTCAAACGTCGTGGCCCTATCTCAAGGACAGTTCGGCCAGTTCCCTCTTTACGTATTCACCAAAGACGGTATATACGCCATGAATGTAGGAAGCGGAGAAGTCGCATATTCAAATCAGACACCTGTTACGCGTGACGTGTGCAACAATCCGGATTCTATATGCGGACTTGATACTATGGTCGCATTTTCAACCGACCGCGGTCTTATGGTAATTAACGGAACTGTTACAGAGCTAATCTCGGAAAAGATATACGGATTCCTTCCTTCATGTTCCGTATCTTCACCTATAATAGTTAAGATACTAAATGTAGCTTCTCTGGGTGACGATATATCAAGCGTTGTGTTCCCTGACTATATAGAAGAAGCAAAGATAGGATACAACTATGAAGCAAAGGAAATTGTTGTTGCAAACATGAATTTTCCTTATTCGTACGTTTATTCATTGAAAACCGGGGAATGGCATAAAATATCACAGAACATAGATTCATTCGTCAACTCCTACCCTTACACGTGGGCTGTAAGCGGGAACCAGATACTTGACCTTAACAACACCCATAGAAGCGTGTCTACCATAGCACTTATAAGCAGGCCTATCAAGATGGGTACTCTTACACACAAGCGAATACTTCAGACAGCTTTAAGGGGAATAGTAAAAAGAAGCCTTTCCGACCTTTACATAAAAGGCGAGCCGGTAATGTTCAGAGGTGACACGGTAGATATATTTTCTGACGTAGGAATGTATGTACTTGCTTCAAATGACGCTGAACACTTTGAACTGGTTGCTAAAAAGGAAAAGATGTCTGATATAAGGGACCTGGTTACAAAGATGAACAAGAGCAGGCCATACAAATACTTCATGGTGTGTCTTGTAGGAGGTGTGAGGACTGACGTATCAATCAACTACATAGAAATGAATGTGGATGAAAGCTTTACAAACAGGCTCAGATAGAAAAAAGAAAAGGGAAGTTTTTAGCTTCCCTTTCTTATATTCCCATGTTTGCGGCCCTTCTTCTTACTTTAGGTGCCAGAGCGCATATACAGTCCTTCACGTTTTCAAGGGCGTTTGAAACTCCTTCAGGACTTATGCCGTATCCGTTGTCGGAAAGCCATCTGAACAGCACATATTCTGCAAGATATTCTGATACGAGATTTTCAAGGCATTCCTTTAACTCCTCATTTTTTACCCTTTCGCTTGTAACTTCTATTGTTTCTTCGTTCATTACAACCTTTACAAGTCTTTTCTGTGAGTAAAAATTAAGCTCGTTCAATGCTGATTTAAAATAGTCTTCAAGAATGTCGGAGTTGTCCTCGCATGCCTGAATGATACTTGCATCTATGTTTGCTCTCTTTCTGGACTCGCCAATATAGTAGGTCCGTGTGTGTACTTTGTCAAGTATGGCTTTCTTATCCATGTCTTATTATTGTCTTTGAGGTTTTTTCCTTTCGCATAGAAGCTTGTTTATGTTCTTTTCGTTTACAATAACTTTGTCAGCATAGTATTTCACATCCTCCTTGTCAGAAATTGAAAACCATCTCTGGCATATAGAGTTTGATATGTAATTGGAAATACACTGCGAAAGAGAATCTTTAAGAGATTCTTTCCAGTTGGATGGCATAGACAATGAAACGGATATTTTATCGGAATTTACAGACAATGTTCCGTAATACGATAGAATGTCGCCAAGCTCTCCGGTACTTTCCTTCATGAACGGCTCTATAATTCTTATCTCATCTTCTGACAATGATATTCCGTCTATGTTACCTGCTGCCTTTCCTGTATGTGATGTGATTGCATACACTTCATCGTATACCTTTTGCGTATCTATGTCTATGACTATATCCAGCATATTATTTTTTCAGTATGAATCTGTATATAATATATGCCAGCGAAGCTATTACAGAAGATATTATTACCCATGTCAATGCTGCCGGCCTTTTTGTTTCTTTCTCAACTTCCTTTGAATAGACTATATCCTGGTGAGTTGAATCCCTTATTCTCGATCCGGATTGCATCCTGTCTTCATTGTATACATCTGTCTTTGCGTCTGATGTCTCCTTGTACACTGACTCCGTTTCTGTTCTGGATATTATATGCTGGTTCCCTGAACTGTCAGGTGCGGAGAATTTTGTTTCCGTACTCTTGATTACAAGTTCGCCTGTAACGCTTTCTTTTTTTACAGAATAATGATATATGTTTCTTGTAACAGAATCCGCCCTTTCGCTTATTCTGTCCAGTGAAGATATTATGTACTCTTCAGAGTTACTCTTCCTTGAAGATGCACACCCGGATAAAACCAAAATGATAATAAGAATTACTGCTTTCATGGCCATTCAAACTTTATCGGTTCCAATGCTTTTTTCTTTTCTTCTTTTGTCTTTTCTTCCGCTTCAATTACGGCTTCTGAAGAAGCTTTTTTCAGTTTCTCAATATCAATTCCGTACTTTCTGTCAAAATCCTTGTCAGCCTGTTCAAAAAGCTCCCTGAACTTGTGTTGTCTTCCATTGTTCACTTCCGTCATTTCAGGCATGACGAATATAAGAAAGACAACTAATGTGTCAGAAATCATAAGTCCTTGTACTCCTCTTTTGCGTTAAAACATGGGCATTCCTTGATTCTTTCCCATGAATCAACAATTCCGTTGTTGTTCTGGTCCGGACTGATGTCACGGTGACCCATTATCTCGGCATCAGGATATTTCTTGTGAAGTATTTTCAGAAGATTTCTCAACGACTTCTTCTGTTCCTCTGTACGGTTGTCAACACCTTTTCCGGTATCATCAATACCTCCGATATATGCCACGTTGATAGAAGTAGAGTTGTAACCCTTTACACCGTTGCTTACACCTGAATCATCAAGCAACTGGCTTATAACTCCTGATTTGTCAATAAGGTAGTGGTATCCAGGATTCTTCCATCCCTTTTTCTTGAATTCAGCCTTGATGTCATTAACTGTTGCACTCTGCCTGCTTGCGGTACAGTGAACAAAAATTCTTTCAATCTTTCTCATTTTTTTCGTTTTTGTCGTTTTTATCCTGTTTATCTTCTCTAAGAATACATTTGACGTCTTCACTGTCTACGTTTGCAGCTTTTTTTACAAATGCCCTAGCCGCTCCAAGAAGGTCAATTCTTATTCCTTTTGGCTTTAGTATGTTTCCAAATATGCTGCATACTTCAATAAAGCATACAAGCAGACAGGAATAAACGTCAATCTGCCAGTTCAATCCGGAAGCCACGTTAAGCATGCATACCATACAAACAAATGCAAAGTATGTCACCATCTTACCCATTGTCGCACGCATGGCTCTTGAAAACCTGACTTTCTCACCTGTTAGCAAACTCTTCCTTACGCCAAATGCAAGGTCGGTCATGATCACAACAAAACTCACTATAAGCCACGGTATCATGTGGTTAAGTGATTCACTTACAAATCCGACTGCGATGCTCGCAAATCCTCCTTGTATTGCTCCAGAAATAACACCTTTATCTTCCATAAAGGCAAATGTACCGATTTAACATCAAAAAATAAATGAGGTCCGGACAATTATACAACCGTCAGGACCTCATTTATAACATATTACCCAAATCAACCAGTTTACATTGGTGAATTGCTGTACATCTTGCATTTAAAGTATTTCCTTGCTTTAAATCCGTGGTCAATGTCCTTAAGCATTTCTACGGCTTTCCTGTAGCAAGACAAGGCCATCTTTTCATTTGGAACCTCGGCAGGAGATTTGTAACCCATATCCATGGCAATACTCAGTGCGTGGTCGGAGTATACCATATTTGCTACTACACAGAGCGCGTATGAGTTGTAATACGGCTTTTCTTCCGTGATACCTCCAAGGCTCTCAACCGCCTTGATGAACACGTCATGATTCCAGTGGAAACCTTTTATACCGTCCTGGTTTACGGTACGGATACTGATATTCTTAGCTTCCTGCTCGGAAAGATAGTTGTCCCATTCAGTGCTTGCAAGATGAGACAATGCGCTTTCTGCCACTTCCGGCATTTTCATAGACACCTGCTCAAAAAGATATTCGCACACGTCAGACAACACTTCCATGTGCTTAATATCTTTAGAGTTTATTATTTTGCTCTTGTACCTTTCGTACTCCTGCATCATCTGTTCTTTTGTCATAATCAGTTCTACTTTTTAATTTCTTCCGGATTCTCTTCTTTCTTCTTTGAAGTTATTACTTCATACTCATCCTTCTTTGCTAACGGAAGATTATAGTCAAGAAGATTCTTTAACTCCCGAAGGTCATTCATGTCAAACTTCAGTCGGCCTTCCATCAGTTCAAGACCTCCATTTTGTATCGCCTTGTCTACAAGACCATGTGCCATTTCAGGTATTGCCGCATCCGGGATACTACTTAGATACTGCTTCAATAAAGGCCTTGCAACAGCATTTGTAACAGGTTCTACAAAAGCTGAAATTTCATTTGCTATAGACCAGTTGCCGCTTACCCATCCTGAAGCTTTTGCCTTGTTTTCCAATCCCTGTATTACAGGCCATGAGCTTAGTTTGGCCTGTGCAAACTGAACTGCTATCGGCTGTACATACCTGCTTAACACGGCCGCCAATATGTCTGAATTACTGTATGCCATTTTGATGTGTTTTTATTAAACAAGCAAGGGGAGAAATATCTCCCCTTTAGGCTTTTTGTTATGCGGTTGCCTGAGAAGCTTTGATTGCGGCCAGAACAGCATTGGTTATTGCTGTTACGTCCGGAGTACTTGAATTGATGAAGTACGGGTTCTGTTCGGATCCGCAAGGGCAAGACTGAAGAACCGGACGGCATCCGTTCCAAGATACCATTCCTCCGTCAAGCTTCAATGTACCGTCAATCTTCTTGTTCAACTCTGTCTGGGTCCAGGCTGCAATGTTGTCGTCACCGGCCTTACGCAACTGAGCTTCGTGTGAAACCTGCATGTCGGTGTAAGCCTTAGAGTCAACGAAGTTGCGCTGTGCTGTTTCCTTCATGTAGGCAATGTCTTTTTCAAGGCAGGCAACCTTAGCGTCAACTCTTGTCAATCCGGTTGCAACCTCAATCAGGCCAGTGTTTGTTTTTTCCAGAACTGCGGCCAGCTTGTCGTCTGTCCTGCGTGCTTCGTTGAAGATTTTAGTGTCTTCTTCACGTGAGAAAGACTGCGCAACGTCCTTGCTTTGTGCCTGAGCCAGCGCGATAGCAAGATTCTGTTCTCTTTCCGTGACGTAATTGTCACATCTGTTTCCGCCAAACATTCCGCCAAGAATTCCGTTTCCGCAACCGTTTGCACCTAATCCCAGGAATGAAGCTGCACCAAGAGAACCGAGTACCGTGTTCAAATTACCCTGTCCCAGACCGGTAACACTGTAGTTTTTGCCGTTTACATCTAATGTCATAACATTTTATTTTGTGCGCCCTCTAAATGCTTCAGGCTTTGCAGGCTAAGAATTAATTCTTATCTTAGCTGGACACAAAGTTACACGACATGAAACGCATTGAAAATAAGGAAAATTCCCCAATTAGCGAAGCTGGAAATCCTGAACTTACAGAAAGAGAAATGGAAGTACTTGAACTTGCTGGTCATGGTTTCTCGCAGAAAGAAATAGCTGAAAGGCTGTTCCTTTCTACAAAGACGGTAGACAAGCATATAGAGAATATCAAGAAGAAGTTTAATATAAACAAATCTACAGAAATAATCGGAGTATATACATACATAAAAAAGTCGAAGAAATTCGATGTTGAACTTCTCCGCCAATACGGTTTGCAGATATTCTTTATTCTTATAAATCTGTGCGACGGAGGCATACCTCGTCAGTAATACGATAGAATATCCTGAATACGAGGAAACTCATAACCCCTGCACAGCTAAGACCGGTTGCCATAAACACGTATGGAATGTAACCTATCCAGCCAAAGTAGTAGGCAAATCCGGACATGTTGTTGATAAGAAGGCATGTCATGTTTGCCATATACTACTTGCATAACCCTGAAGAATATGATATGATTCTTATTATTGTGGGTATTGAGCATCCTCCTATTAAAGACATAAGAAACACCCGTTTATCGTAGTCTTCCTGAGAAATAAACGTTCCGTCAGAAAAGTAATCAATCATGAACGTACAGGAAACGATGGACAGACACAACGAATAAACAAATGGTCCGTAAATCTTAAAAAATATCCTTGCTGATTTATTCCTCAGCAAGGATACCAGTTTCTTAATCATTTCTTAGTCGTTTTTGTCTTAGGAAGGCCCACATATCCACCGCCTAGTGGTGTCTTCGTCTCTTTAATTTTCTTCGCCATATATCATTGATTTTATTATGTTATTACTCTACAAAGGTATCAAATACAAATCTATTATCAAAATTAAATAAGTACAAATATGTAATGTATAACAACAAATTAATATATCATGGAAAATGCGAATACAAATAAAGAAGCGAAAATAGGGAAAATACAGCCGGCTAGCACATCAAGCCAGTCCCACTTTCCTATTCCTGACGATTTTTGTATGTATTCTACTGAACACATAGCAATTAAAACAGCCGCATCAGACAAAACTGTGCAGGTTATGGCAATAGCCCCTTCCTGCATCTTCGTAATTCCTAAAATAGAATCGAAGCATGATAAACAGCATGAAGCCACAAACATAAGAGCAATCCAGATTATAAATCCTGCTTTAAGATGTGACATTCTGTTGCTTTCCTTTAACCAATCAATTACTTTCATAGATTATTATTTTATTTGTTCAACATAATGGCCAACCAAATCGGCCAAATTTTGTGTCAGTTTAATTCCACTGTCTCTTGTGCACTTATACACGGTTCCTGACTGCGTGTAATACTTTCCTTCTTCCAATATCATTCCCTGCCATAACGGATTTAATTCTTCGTTGTACGGTATCGGGTCTTCCAATATTCCATCATGGTCTTCTACTACTACATGCCAAATTGAACTCATTCTGTATGGTGCAAAGTTCGCTTCGCTTGTGTGTGCTTGGTCGGCTTCATACAGCTTTCCGTTGTGCTGATACTTGTCGCCCTTATTGATTGAAAGCGAGTTTTCGTTCCACACGGGGTAAAACTCTTTTACCGACAATGCTTCATTATTAGATAGGCCTAATGAGTTTATATTCTCATTAACCATAGCTATGTCTCTTTTCAATCTTTCCAAATCAGAGAATTTAGGCATTGTTTCGCTTTCAGAAGTCCAAATCTCATCTTCTTGCACTTCTTCGCCGTCTCGTTTCCATATCTGAACAAAGCATACATCGTATTCCTTATACACACAAAAAGTTGAATCGCCAGACTTCTCCACTTCACATACTGGTTTATACCCATTTGCAATAATCTGCTGTTCGGTAAGACTTCCGCCTACTTCCATTCCATTTTCAACCTCTTTAATATCAAGAGTTTCATTGTTTAATTTTCCGTATTTCATACTTTTTTTGAATTTAGCTATTAATACTCCGTTATTTTCTTCTATTTTTAGATTTCCGTATATATCTGTTCTTCCCATTATGCTTTTTTATGAAACGATTAGCGTTACGAATACTTGTTTTTACAGGGTTATATTTAGCCTTTATTCTACATATATAAACTTCTCCTTTCTTTACAAAGTATAGCCATTCAGAGAAACTATCTAAAGCCATACCCATTATCCTTTTTCGGATATTGAAAGATGCCGTATTTTTCATCAATCCAAAGTAGCTGTTTATGCTTTGCATCAAATGTTTTGCTGTATCCAGGCTTGGGTTTTTAGAATAGATTCTTATTTTTTCCGTTATTGCTCCAACTGTTCTGTTTGATATGTATATCCGGTTGCATTTAACAACCTTGCCACAAAATTTAACTCCATGCCAATATGGCTGTATGTAAAATTTTTTAGAGTGAAGCAATAACTTCAAATCGTTCAGAGTGTCATACAATATATATCTTGCTTCAACTATTTCTTCCGGAGTCTTAGCGACTAGACATATGTCGTCAACGAATCTTGTGTATTTCAATCCGTCAATGCTTGTGATTCTTTCGTCAACAGCGGACATCAGAATATTTGCTATAAGTTGAGAGTAGAAATTACCTATTGGAAGACCTTTTCCGTATCCTGCTCCAAAAAGGCTTTTTTCTTTCTGAACATTATCCCACATCCTTATAGGTGACTTTCTTATGCAGTCCTCTGTAGGATTATGTTCCATAAGTTTTTTCAGAATCATAAGTTTATCGTGTCTGTCGCTCCCTTTATAATATAAATCCGAATAATACCTGAATATATTATATGCCACCTCCTTGTCTATTGACATAAAGAATCCGCTTACGTCCATCGTTGACACATAGCATGAATCTCTATATCCGTTTGACATTTCCTTGATATTGTTATATATCTGCATTACTGCGGTAGACGATGAATAACCAGTCCTGTTCCCATGGCTTACATTCCCGTTTATGCTATGAACTGACTCGGCTACCGTGCTAATCATCGGTGCTATATAATGATGCACTATTCTGTCCGTATAGTTGGCTGCAAAAACTTCCCTATACACCGGGTATTGAAGCACAAAACATGTACTTGTAGTTGGTTTATAATTGTTTTTTACTCTTTCCGATATTTGTAATAGGTATTTATTCAACTCTATTACTCTTGTGATTATCGGAGTGTTAAGTCTGTTATGATTTGCTCTGTTCACGTATCATTATCATTTAAGATAGCGTGCATCCGCACGCCATCGGTTATACCAATTTAGAAAGCCGAGGCCGGCCACACACTACACCTGCCGTACGTGCCATTGAAGTTACAGTAGCCACCGCCAAAATTCACGCACCACGCGTAGCCGCCACCGTTCCTAACGCACGACCAGGCGCCGCCGCTGTTATAAGATGGGATTTCTTCTGTCCTTCCTTCATAAGTTCTCAAATAATTTATCAATCCATTTATGATATTCTTATTTGTCCATATAGGTAACAATTCATTGTCTCCACACAAGTATACACCGTCACCAACACTTTCACAATAGTAAATTGCAGGAGAGTCAATTATGTTATAATCAAAGTTTGTCTGCGTGCCGTTCGGCCTTGATACGTAAGGAGTGATAATATACCAGTAACCGTTTACGGCTATAGCTTCCGCACCTTTTGCACCTCTAACAAGAATAGGCTTATCTTCCGAATTAACACCCGTATCGTTCATGTTAATTCCATTCTCTACTTGTTTTGAATAGATGTACTCCGCTATCTCGTCAGTCAGGTAAGCCGAACTTACAGCGTGCCTGTTATTCAGGTTATACTTAGCCTTAAGTGTAGTATTCTGTCCGTCTATATAGAAATACATATCCTCACCGACTGCTGCCTGTGTACCGCTCGCATTAAGTATCTCGACACTCTTAACCGTTCCGTCAGATTCAGTTGTCTGAATACCGCTACAGATTGCGAATCTATGACGCATCCATTCATTCTGTGCTATCATCGCATCGTTTCTGTCTTTGTAATTGAATGCAACCATAAAGTTGGCGTTACCGCAATTTTTCGACATAGTCCAACTTTGTTTTGTGTTGCCGCAATAAAGGGTTAAGTTGTCTCCATTATCCGTAATCTCCCAATCTGCCGCATTGTAACTGCCAATGGTATTAGTTCCCAGGTTGCCGTCTTGTGAAGGTACGTAATCTTCACCGCTTCCTGCGCTTGTTCTTTGGTCGTATTCATATAGAGAGTGTTGCATCGCGTTGTTCGCACTTGTAGTACCCAAACAATTCCATATAGTACCCACATAAGGAAACCTTACATCAACCCTTACATCGTTACACTCCATAGAAAAACCAATAGGTTTAGCTACAAGAGAATTATCAAACCCATTAGCTACTGACCTGTCATTCCATTCTTTGACTGTAAATCTGTTGAAGTTCTCATCAACAATTTTAATGTGGTCATTGGTCGCTATAGCTGCCGTCTTATTGTATTTAGTTGTGATTGTCGTAGTGTTTACGGGTAACACTAACTTCTTTGCTTCAAGAGCATACTCGTCTGTGCCGCCGCTTTGAATGCTTGCAATCTTATCGGGATAATTAGCCAACACATCACCCACATCTGACACGCCTTTTGCTTCGATAGCTGCCTTAATTGCGGCTTTGCTATCCAAAATACTCTGTAATTTGTCTGATATTGCCATAATCAACCTCCTATAATTTTGTCAAGTATTTTTTCAATATCCCCCAAGTCCTTCTGAGTTGCTAGCTGGCTTGTCTCAATATACTTAGGCACACCACTTCCATCCGTCACGTATATACGCTCAGTTCCTTTTATATCTTCAACCTTATCCGTAAGTTCTGATAACTTCTTTCCTTGTATTGCCATAATTCAATGTTTAAAAGTTCCAATATGATTTTTTGGGTGCAGAAGAATTTTCCTGGTTCTCCAGCTTGAAGTAGGTTCCGTCCTCCATTAAGAACAGGCTTCCGTCTTCCATAAGAAGCGCATCAGTTATGTTTTCTTCAGGAGGTGAAGGATTTGATTTCTTTCTTCCATCACCTATTATGTTTGCCTTTAGCCGGCTTTTTATAACATTTGTTCTCATACTGTCGTGTATTGAGCCTGTGTAACTTCTGAGTAGCTGATTATCTTTATGCTCTTAGGAACAAGAATCTGTATGTCTACGTCAATTACATTCTTGTTTGCGTACTTCTCTGCTTCCGGTATTTCGGCCCACTTTTCACCGCTTGTTTTCTGCATTATGTTGAACTGCGCCGGACGGCTTCTCTCAATGTGTATGTTGAAATCAGAGGATACCTGTATCTCATCTGAAATCCATGAATTACCATTCTTTGTAAAATTAAGCTGTGTCATATATCTTTGATTTTATGTTAATAAAAAGGTATTAATACGATTATCTTAAAATGTATCTTATCCATTCAAGGTAATCACCGTTTTCGATGTAATTGTTGTCATTCTCACAAGCATAGGCTTCACGCTCAAAAGAGATATTCTCGTATGCGTTCTTACCGTAAAATGGTATCTTTAAAAGCCATTCCAATACATACAGAATGTAGAATGAAATAAAAGACAATGCAAACCATAATGCAGATATTCCTGCAAAAAGAACCAGGGCCCATATAACAACTCCGCTTGCAAGCATACACTCTACCCATTGTCTTGCGTGCGTGCATTCATGGTTTCGTATTCTCTGCGGCATTTCTTCCTTATTATTGTATTTTGTGCATACAAATGCGGCAAGAGTGATTGTATTGTATCCACTCCAGAGTAATTTTGCTATAAAGCTGTTGTAACGTATCTTTTTCATGTTTTTTTATTTTATGATTTAATGTAGCTTAAAATAGTTTTTGCATTGTTATTGTGAATTAATTCATAAACAAGGTAGTGTTTTTATAGTAAGGAAAGTGTATAAATTGGGTAGAATAAGCAAGCTAGTTACTATTTTCTACCCAATTTCTACCACTCAAATAATTTTCAATATAGCTTTCTTTATTTCAGTTGTTTTCATTCATACCCATAAGTCCTGGCGGAACTTATTGGGATTGCAACATTAGAAAAATCGGGGCTTCATCCCGCTGCTAAATTCAGTCAGGGTGATAATTCTGGAGTGTCCAACATAGATGATATAGATATTCTGTCTACTGATATATACAATGGAAATATTTTAGAGAACAATGCTACATTCATAGTTAAAACTTACCCTGCTTCTCCGGCCTATATGTATCAGGAAGCATTCTCGATGTATCCAATTAAACGATATTGGAGAGCAAAGGTGGACGGTACATGGAGAGGGTGGATTGAGTTATAATTGAGCCCAAGAATTTTCGCTATTTGAATTTTTAATTCTTGTAATATTTAATCCTGAAGGATGGAAGTAACGCTGGACAGTTTCTCCAGCAGCTCCAACTCCTGCTTGAAAAACTAACAGAGTTCCGTAGGTATCCGAACCTGGAATAATCATATACATGCCGGACTCCACAACATCGTTAAGTTCATCAATACTATTTCTGTTTGTTATATACAAAAAATCTTTTACCATGAATGGAAACAAGTTATTTCCATTCATAAGTTCCGCCAGGCAGATTTAGCACTGGCGGAACTTGTTGGTGGATTTATAAGACAAAGACCAGTTTCAGAATCTTTTGATTCTTGCATAAATCAGGGCGTTTATAATATCAATAAGACCACTTATCCATCCGCTGTAAACTATCCTCCAAGTATAATCTATGGGCTTCTATTTGTATTCAGTTCATCAAATGGATGGGTTTCACAATTATCTCATAATTTGGAAAATAATACAATACACACAAGAATAAGAAATGAAAATGGTATTTGGAATGAGTGGAAACAGTTATAACCTGAGTTCGGGATAAGTTTAGAATAAGGCCAGTTGTTTTGAGTCCTCAATATA